GGACGTAGGATCGAAACCTACCGCCGGCACTTTTTTAGGGGAACCAACATTCCCCTCATTTATTTTTATTTTTTTATTACATTTTATTCAACACAAACTCTTCTCATTTACATATTCATTTTTATACAAAATAAACAAAAACTTTAATGCAAAATATATAAATTGAAAACTTTTTTTCTTATTTCACTTCTTACAGTTCTCAAGAAGAAGAAGAAGAAGAAGAATCAGATCAATGGCTCAAAGACAACAACAACCGCGCGGATTGGGAAAAATATCGCTTGTCAACGGCGACGAAAACATGTCTGTTGTTGCAACTGCCGTAATCATCGCCGAATGCGGCGTCGTTAAAATAAAAGACGAAAACAAGGGCACATACATACTTTGCGGTTGTGACAAGCCGTCACTGTGCAGATGTGTGCGTTGGGTTCATCAATACGGAGACAAAATTCGAAAACAAAGCGTCTACATTTCTGACCCAGTCGCCGCAGCCGGATATGCTGCAAATGTTACAAAGGCAGAAAAAGAAAAAGCAGAAAAAGCATCAAAGTGGCAACAACCACCCAGTCGTCAGTATCATCAGCAACCCATGACGCCTAAGCCTCAGGCGCCTCTTCGTACATCACTCAGTTTGCCTCAATTGCCTCGTCTTCTGTTTTAGCCAGTTCTAACGTGTTCAACTTTTGCAACACTCATTCACAAGACAAAATCAAAAACAAAATCAAAAACAAAAACAAAATCAAAAACAAAAACAAAATGAAAAACAAAATGAAAAACAAAATCAAAAACAAAATCAAAAACAAAATAAAAAACAATCAATGAAAAAAAACATAAATTGATTTTTTTTTATTTATATATCATTTATACAGCCTTGTGCACCACCAAGACAATTTACGATGACCGCGATTATTGCAAGCAACCGCTTCAATATTTCCGACCAAGACTTACACCAAGACCAACAACAACAACCAGAACAACCGCAGTTCAACTCATTCAGAGGCTTGTACATAGGTCCCGCTTTGATTGACCATTTGAATTCGGTTGACCCAAACCAAGAGTATTGGTTTCACGTTGCCGATTACATCAACTCTTTCCCATACTCACAGTCATTTTTCGAAACCGTGTTCCCATTTTACATGGGTTCACACATTACTGAGAATGAATTGACAGCTTTTTACCAAGCTAACTTTTGCGAATGTGTCGAGTTCTTCCAGATGAACCATCCGGATTGGAGCGAGTACTCTAATTCGGAGTGTTTGCAACATTTCAAAGATGCAATCGAACATTACGCTGACGATTCTGAATATTACTCAGATGTCAGTTACAGAATGCATCAAACCACTCCGCCGACTCTTGAAAAGCCTCATTTTGCAGCCTATCAAGAACGTCATGTTGAAGAAACAAACGAATATCAAGAGCGCTTTGTCGGAGTTGGATATTTTGCAAACGTTGATGGCTTGACCATACCATATCGCAACCAAATGGGAGCAAATGGTCCATTTGGGTACTCTCAAAGATTCAATCTACAGATGCACCTTGACCAACTAATCGCCAACGAGACAATGAATTCACTTGACGACGTGCGCGAAAACGACTTCCACTTTTATACTCGCAAAAGCGCAACCAATGTTGAATTCGCCTTTCACACTGACCCGGAAACACACGTCCAAACGCGTTTCCTGTGCAACGAAAACGACGACCTCTTCTTGTTTGAGGAATCGTTTCAAAGAGCGAAAGAGCAAAAGCGCATTGAAAAAATCCGAAAAGACGAAGAACTGAGAAAAAAGTTTGAAGAGGAAAAAAGACAAAGGCAAATACTGAAAAGAAAAATGGAAATTCAAAGAATACATCAAACACAACAATACCGCACCATTTCAACTGATGAATGGATTAGAAGCACGAGCCAGGCGTTCAGACATGATGCTCCTCCTTCCTACATGGCTCCTCCTTCCGCCATTGAAATTCAAGTGAGGTTTGCTTCTCAGTCTATACTTCCTTTTCAAAATATCAGTCTTCCTCTTCCTAGCGTGAATCCTTTTCCTAGCGTGAATCCAACCGACTATCGAGAGCCTCTTCCTCACTACAATGAAGAAGATGAAATTGAGTCCTATAAATCGGACTTGTTGCGGTCCGAGTCTGTCTGATTTGTGAAAATTCTGTTGAATCAAAAACAAAAAACAAAATGAAAAACAAAAACAAAAAACAAAATGAAAAACAAAACAAAAACAAAATGAAAAACAAAATCAAAAAAATATAAATTGATTTTTTTTTATTTATATTAATATTATACAGGTTCCTGATTACCAAGACGATTTAGAATGACCGTCAATCCAAATTTGGCTACATTGATGCGTGTGATTGAAGAAAACCAAGACAAAATGACCGAAGGTGAGTATCTTGAAGCTATGAATGCATTATGCGCACTTCATCGTGTTGCAACTTCTGCTGTTGTTGCTGCCCCTGTTGTTGCTGCCCCGCGCGCCCCATCATCGCCACCATATTCATCCATATGGGACGACCTTCCTCCGCTTCCTGCACTTCCTGCAGTTCCGGTGAATTTGTTTGGCAATGTGCGAAGTTTGTTCAGAGGACATGATGATTATGAACTGTGGAGTCGCGTCACTCGTGTGTTGAGACACATCAGCCCGGAATCATGGTTGTCAATGTCTCAAGAACTACAAAATGAACTCAATCGTGAGTCAACACGCAAGATTGCCGAAAACCAGGAACGCAATTTCAGAAACCCAACTCCGTCGTCTTGTCCTTTTGTCGCTAGACACGCTGTTGGCGATTGGAGAACAAATGAAACAGAAACATGGACATGCGTTTGCGGATACAGTGGAAAAATCAAACACTGGCAAAAACACGAAAGGAGTGCACGTCATCAAGAATGGGCGCAGCATCGCATCGTTCCTGAAAAAGTTGTATCGACAATGAAAAAACAAACTCAAAAAGACGAACAAGGAACTGTGATTGAACGTATGCGCCCGTTATCCGGCGGGCTTCGATACTATTTGATTCGCCAAGAACGGAACGAATGGACGCATCCCGAGTTGTTTCCTGAAAACACGAGACGCAACGACGGACAAGGATGGTTCGTTCTTCAAAGACATGTGCGCGAGATGATTGAAATTGAATGAAATTGAATGAAATTGAATGAAATTGAATGAAATTGAATGAAATTGAATGAAATTGAATGAAATTGAATGAAATTGAATGAAATTGAATGAAATTGTTATTATGACATATAAATAAAAGAAAAAAAAATAAATTGATTTTTTTTATTGTATACACATATTCAACAGTGGTATCCGTTTCTCAATTACAATGGGGAAAAATTGCAAGAGAAACTGTGGAAACGTGTGTTCGATTTGTAATCACAAGGAATGCGCCTTGTATCTCTATAATGTTGAACAACTGAAGAAGATGCTTGCGGACGCCAAACGCTTGGCATGTTTATCATCCCAACGCTTGTATATGCGACAAATCAAAATGACTGAAGCACACCTGAAGGAACTTGGTGAAAAAATAAAATCTTGGTGAAAAAACAGAAAAAAACATAAATTGATTTTTTTTTATTTATATTAATGTTATACAGGTTCCTGATTACCAAGACGAATTATAATGACTATTAATCCAGATTTGGCTACATTGATGCGTGTGATTGAAGAAAACCAAGACAAAATGACCGAAGGCGAGTATCTTGAAGCTATGAATGCATTGTGTTCACTTCATCGTGTTGCAACTTCTGCCCCTCCTGCCTCTCCTGCCCCTGTACTTCCTCCTGTGAGCGACGGTGGTTATTCACCGTACGCCCCATCATCACCGCCATATTCGTCCATATGGGACGAATGATATATTCTCGCGCATTGAGACACACATACAAAAAAATAAACTAAAAAAACAAATAAAAAAATATTTTTTGTACAATTTAGAAAAAAATAATATAATCATTACATATAAAAAATGTCTTTCGGAATTATAGGAAACGGGTTCGTCGGAAAAGCAACACAACTGTTGAAATCTAAAAATCACACAATGAAAATATACGATATAGACCCAGAAAAATGTTCTCCTCCAAATATAACTTTAGCTGATTTATCTGAATGTCATATCATTTTTATCGCAGTTCCAACCCCCTCCAATCCTGACGGTTCATGCCATCTCGAAATTGTTCGGTCTGTTATCAAAAATATACGCGCCCTTAACATAAAGTCCCACATTGTTATCCGGTCAACAATTGTAATTGGAACATCTGATGATTTAGACTGTTATTTCATGCCCGAGTTTCTAACCGAAAAAAACTGGATGGACGATTTCTATCAATGTAACAACTGGATTTTCGGTTTAAAAAATGCAGACATTGAAACAAACCAAGATTTTATCTCGAAAATAACAAATATTATTAATGATGCACAAGAAGAAGGAAATATCAAATATAATAAAGTTACATTTATTAAAAATAAAGAAGCTGAAATGATTAAATATTATCGAAATACATTTCTCGCAGTCAAAGTATCATACTCCAATGAAATTTACGAATTTTGTAGCAAAAATGACATTGATTACGAAACAGTCCGTCTTATCGCAACGGAAGATAAAAGAATCGGAAATAGCCACACGAGCGTTCCAGGAATGTGTGGTCGCTTCGGATTCGGTGGGACATGTTTCCCAAAAGATACACACTCTCTATTACACCAATTTGAAACTTCCGGAATAAAATCATACATTCTCAAAAGCGCGGTTGAACGTAATAATGAACACGACCGCCCTGAAAGCGACTGGAAAAGCGACATTGGACGTGCATTTATTGGTTGAATTATTAAGTTTTTAATAAAAAAAATATAAATTGATTTTTTTTTTATTATTATTAGAATTATACAGCACCGTTTAGAGAAGACGACAAGACAATACTATGACTATGAATATTCGCGACAAGTGGTGGAGAGGTGATACTTTCGAAGAAGAATGGAATGCTACAAGCGAAGCTGGCGGGGCGCGTGTAATGGTTGTGAGAAAATATTATCCCAGAGTGTTTGAAAGGATGTCTCAACACCAAAGAGGTCGCCTAAGTGATGTTGACCTACCAAAAATAAAAAGCTCCAAACCAAATGCAGAACCGATGTTTTGCGATTCATGTATTCTGGATCGCCAGGACCATTGCACCGGATTTACTTACTGCGTTGAACACACGCATCATACTGGACAGCGTTTCTGGTTTTGCGACGACTGTAGCAAGTGCTACCATCAAAGATTGTCTCAAGGTAAAAACATACATTTTGATGAAGAAGAGCGGGCAAAAGAAGAGTGGATTGAAGTCACCACGAGGACGGCGGGCGGGTGTTTGAACTGATACAAAATCAAAACAAATATAAAAAAAAACAAAATAAAAAAAAAGAAAAAGAAAAAGAAAAACAGCAAAAAAAATCAATGAAAAAAATATAAATTGATTTTTTTTTATTTTAATTCAAATCAATTAGTGTTTCCGTTTCAAGAAGAATGTTTCAATCCGCCATTTCCCCTATTCATGACACGAAGGGCAATGACACCGTCAACATTGTTTCCACGCCATGCTTTCCAGATTCGCCTTTGCCAGCCGCTGCCGCCAAGACCAAATTGTGCCTTCGTTTGTTTGAAGATCCATCAAATGATTGGACCACCGATTCTTCATCGAATGACTGGACCACCGACTCTGAAGCCGAGTCTGAGGAATCAGAAATTCCATTCCAGTGGTCTGCCACACCATAATGAGTATACCATACCATAAAGTATAGACCAAAGAAACAAAACAAACAAAAAAGGAAAAATCGAGTGTCCGAGGCTGTAGTGGTATTGGGACAAAAAACAAAAAATATAAATTGATTTTTTTTAACGTATGTTTATCTCGTGTAGTTTCATCCAAATGGCGCAAGTGAACCCTCACAGCGAATGTGTTGAATATCTTGACGAACTCGCGAGCGTAATTGGACGTTTAGACGACAAGACTCGAAAGTTGTTGGTAGAAAATACAAAATTGAGAAGAAACAACGAAGAGTTGAAAACGCAAAATGAAGAGTTGACAAGCGAGACTGTTGAAGATTTGAAAAGTGACATTGAAGATTTGGAAAGCGAGAATCAGGAGTTGACAAGCGAGAATGAGAAGTTGAAGAAACAACTGGAAGAGTTCAAGCAAAAGATAATGCAGCTGAACTTCGTCTTGAAAATCATGGGACACCCGCAGTCCGAGCCCGAGTCGGACGAGGATTGAAGTTGTGAACTTGTATTCATTCAAAACAAAATGAAAACAAAATGAAAACAAAATGAAAACAAAATGAAAACAAAATGAAAAAAATCAATGAAAAAAATATAAATTGATTTTTTTTATTTTATATTCGGTGCATGTAGGCTTTCTTCTTTCAGACAACAATGGCTTCTTTTTCGAATTCCGTTTCAGCTCGTTTATTACCACCTCACACTACAAGATACATGAGGTCTTCCGCTCTCAACAAATGCGGTTTACAAGGCGGTCGCATTTACATTCCAGCGTTCAAATCAAGAGACAACAAAACAGTGGATGAAGTCATTCCTCACTGGACTCCCGGCGTTATTTCATTCTTCGATACACCAGTTGAATTCGATGAGGAATGGTTTCACAACCTCGTACGTGATGCCAACGACCTTGACAATCCACGCTTTGTTTACCGCGACGGTGACAGTTTCATTGAAAATGTTTTGACTCCCAATGTCGAACAAATTTGCGAAAACGTTTGCATTCCACGCGGCAACGTCGATGGTTCGCTCATTGAAATGTTCATTGCCGGCGCAAACATGAGCACCAGCGAGTCCGTTCTCGAAACATGGCAAAAACTTGTTGTTGAAACGATACGTCGTCAACTGTTAGAAACATCATCCGATTCAGATGATTAACATGTGTTAAGCATTCTCAAAAAAATATTCAAATATCAAAACCAAAATAAAAAGTCAGAAAAAACATAAAAAACATAAAAACAGAAAAAAACAATAATAAAAAAACTTTTTTTAGTATAAATAATAAATTGAAAAACTTTTTACATGTTATGATTTTGCAGGGTTACAAAAAAATGGGTCAATGTGCTTCAAAGCGGTCGGCTTCAAAGCAGCGCGAGTTCAACAAGTCAATAAAAGAGTTGAGTTCTAAAAAAGTATGGATGATGGTAAAAATCGAAGAATTTGAAGCGTTGCAAAAGTTGGCATTCGAGTCGCAAAAAGACATTGACAAGATGAGAAAGCAGTTTCTGTGCCAATCCACTCTTCTCAAGGAAATAATTGATGACATGTTGAAATTGCAAAACAATGAAAATGAAGAACTGAAACAGCGAATACAAAAACTTGAAACTGCATTTGCTGCAAGCGCAAGCTCGTTGGCTCAATCATCATCCACGTTAGCGGTGGTGACTACTGTTACTGAAAACAATAAACACTTTGTATAATAATGAAATTAAATCACAAAAAAATAAATTGATTTTTTTATTACTAGTTTATTTGTTATTATTGGCAGACATGCATTTGTCAAAGGAGCGCCGATACTTGTTGAATAGTACAATTATTCGCGAAATCACCAGACGTGAACGAGACCACTATAAAAGAATGCAGTTAACAAAAACAGCAACGGGAGCAGCGGAAACACCCGCATTACACATACCAACTGGGAAGACAACAACAATGACATTCCATTCAAGCGGCGCAAATCCGTTTTACCATTATTGGACAATGGATAAGGACAGAGGAGAGTGGCTTCCACAAAAATTTGACAAGGACGTTGCGAATGCGACTCTTGTCAATGTTCGTATATTTTCAACAGAATTCATCGACGCGACGGATTCACTCTATTGCATAATGCAACAAGCAAAATGTATAACCGACCGCGAATATGAACAAATATACAAGAGACTTTTCAGTGCATCATACAACATTGGCAGGTTCTACTTTGAGTGGGAAAAAATCCATTTCAAAGTGACTAAAATTTGTGAAAAATGGCACCAACTTGTTTTGAATGAAATGTAGTGGAAGTGTGAATTATGAAACAATAAAAAATCTTACAATTTTTTTTTAGTTATTTTTAATATTATTTGATTATATAAATCTATAAAATAAATAAATATGATTATTTCAAATTTTATTTGGAATTTATTTCAAGAAATTATTTCTCATTCAGACAATAATCCCACAAAATTTTCTGTAATTTTGTATGCTTATTTTCAAATGCTTTACAACTTTAGCACTCTCTTTCAGCAAAATGGAGTTGTAAGTAATGACCGTGTCACTCCGTTGAAAATGCGCAATGAAATAAAAAAAAATATTTCCATATATCCCACTTCTATTATATACGATGTATTGGGAACTTATTTATATATTGGACACAATGCTTTTTTAGAAAAATTATACCCAAATGCTGTTAAACTCAAACCAGTAGATTATGAAGTTAAGTATATTAACACCCAACCTGTTATCATTAGTATTCTCAAAGAATATTCTCAGTCTCATCTTTCAGGAAAAACATTAGAACTGACACGCGCTGGATTCACAACAAGTAACAAAACTGGATTACCCGCGGACTATACTGGCACAAATATTATTCCTTCTCCAAATAATTCTTGGCAACAATTGATTGTGCCAACAGGAGCTGTAAAAGGAATAAATAATTTACCACTTATTGTTAAAACAAACCCTTTATCATTCAAAATACAAAACTTTTTAGGAATTGAATTTTATAAAAATACAGGTTTTGCAGTTGATCCCACAAAAAATATTATAAACCTTGAATCAAAAATATCGACAACGTGGAAAAATGGTTTAAAAAAACAAACCGATTTGTTGTTGGATGTTTATAAGAATTTAGATGACCATAAAAAAATGATAGCCGAGTTTTTTGCCGGGTCATCAAAAAATGCGCTTCCTCCCCCCGGATTCTTTATTTGCATTGCCATGCAATTATCTCAAAAATACAAGCAATCTGTTATGAACGATATCAAAATGTATTTTAGTCTTTCGTGTGGTCTTTTTGATGCATGTGTTAGTGCATGGCATTATAAATATACGTATAATCAGGGGCGACCCATTAGTCTTATACGAAATTATTACGCTGATGAAAAAATAATGACATGGACGCCTCTTGAACCAGGAGAAAAATTCTCTCAAATTTATGGTAAACAGTGGCTACCATATCAGAACTTTAACTTTGTAACACCCCCCTTCCCCGACGTCGCCAGTGGGCATACAACGTTTTCCACTGTCGCCGCAAAAATATTGACATGGTGGTTTAATAATTCCACACTATACGACGGATGCTCGATTGCAACAATTCCAAATCAAGAGATTTTATGTCCATCGTTGAATATTAGTAACAAAACAGTTTCTATCGGAGAATATATTTTCGATGAAGGAAGCAGCACAATTGAGCCTGGGGTTACACCAAAAAATAAGATAGTGCTGAGATACAATACCTTACAAGAGCTGGCAGATATGGCTGGACTTTCGAGAATTTATGGGGGCATTCACACATTCCAAACAAATGAAGTAAGCGCCGAATTAGGAGAATGGGTTTACCAAAAAACTCGTCAAAAATTGATAACTGTTTTTAATTTCAAATCGTCACCGCGAATATTTCAAAAACGAAAGGAAAATTGGAAAAAAAATTTGAATTATAAATGACACAAGTATGAAATCAAAATAAAATCAAATAAAATCAAATAAAATCAAATAAAATCAAATAAAATCAAATAAAATCAAAATATTTCATTTTAAAATTATTAAAAAAATGAAATAAAACTTTGAAAAATATAATGAAAAAAATATAAATTGAAAAATTGAAAACTTAATTTACATCCATCAGTGTTTCACATCAAGTTTACATCGAATAATGGAATTGATTGCTGCCGCCGCTGCCAATATCGGTTCATCTGTTGCTGCTGCTGCTGCTGTTGCACAGTTGGTCAGCAATGAAGTTGAATCTTCTGTTCCCGTTCAAGCCGTTCAAGTCGTCAAGAAACTTACCACCAATCAAATCATCAAAAGAATGCTAGGTCTCGAATCCGCGCTGTCTATTCTGAAGGAGCAACTCATTGCTTCCTGCGTGATGGATGAGAACGGTGAGGCAATTGAAAAGAAGAGAAAAGAACCCAGAGAGAAAAAAGAAAAAGAACCCAGAGAGAAAAAAGAAAAAGAACCCAGAGAGAAAAAAGAAAAAGAACCCAGAGAGAAAAAAGAGAGAAAAAACAAAGAAGTTGTCATCGTCGATGAAAATGAAAAGAAACAAAACAAAATCCCAATGCCGTGGACCAGTGTTGTGGATTACAACACATGCATTGCGCTGAAACCGCTCTATGGCTTGTTTATCCAGTGCGGCAAACCGCAAGACATGTCAGACAATGGTTTGATACAATTCAACCATGATGGCAAAGATTGCGGATTTTGCGCCGATTGCTTTGCAAAGTGTGATGTGAATGGTCACCACCCCATTGGAACGGTTCAAGACCGTCTTGCATCTGCGGTTGGACAATTCATTCACAAAGAAACCGGCAAAAGAGAGAGTCACTACATGGACGTGCTTACCAAAATGAGAATTACCAAGGAAGAAGCGCTTGAAGCTGCTGAAAAACGTGGAGTTCAAATTCCCGAGTGGATGCTTGAACCCATTGAAAAGAAACGCGGTCGTCCTGCAAAGATGGATGTGGCATCAGCTGAAAATGCTGTAAAACCGACGAAGGAGAAGAAGGAAAAAAAAGAGAAAAAAGAGAAGAAGGTTGCAAGTGTGGAAACCGTCGACACTCCCGAAAAAGAATCCGCCAATGGCGGAGAAAAGAAAAAGCGCGGACGTCCTGCCAAAACAATCCAACAAACAAATGTTGGCGAGGATGACATGCGCCAACTTATTTTGCAAGCCACGGCTGCAAAGAAGAAACGTTTGTCGTTTGACCCGAGCGAAGCGGAAATCACTCCTGTTCCCATTCAATTTGACGATGAAGAAGATGATGACACATTGTCTGATGTTTCAAAAGATGAAGAAAAGTTGACAACAGCGGCTGCTACTGCATCTGCTGTTTTGTGCAACGCTGGAAGCATTGATGAAGACGGTTTCTTCAACTTTGACGATGATGAAGCGCAACAAAAGCAGCAGCAGCAAGAAGTTGTAGAAGCGGTTGTTGCTGCTGCCCCTGTAGAACCTGACAAGAAGGACAAGAAGGACAAGAAGGACAAGAAGGACAAGAAGGACAAGAAGGACAAGAAGGAAAAGAAGGAAAAGAAGGAAAAGAAGTCAAAAAATGCGGAGAAGAAAGAAGAAGAAATCGTCGCCGCTACTGCAGCTGTGCAGGTTGATGAGGAGGAGGAAGATGAACTTGAATGCGAAGAGTATGAATACGAAGGAGAAACATACGGCTTGGCATCCGACGGAGACCTCTACACCCAAGAAGGTGAACATGTCGGGAAAGTTGTCAACGGCGAGGTCATCTTCAACCGCGCCGCAGTTGCTTCCAAGCGTCGCTAAATCAGACACAATGAGAATTCGGAATTGTATCTGATGTAAAGGTAAGGGAAAAAGGTAAGTATTTTTTTTCATACATTTATTAAGAAGATAATGATAGTGTTCGGCGATTCGTCATTTAATGATTTTGTTAGTATTAAAAATTGAATTTTATATCATCTGTCAAAAAATCATCAAATATCATATCATCATTGTAAATATATGAAACGAGTTCCAAAAACGTTTGCATATGGTGAAACGACAGACACAAATAAAAGATTCAAAGAAGAACACGATTCTTTAGTTCATAAGTGGAAAAATGATTCGAATTTAAAACTTGGAGACATTCCACAACCAAATCAATCTGAAAATAGCATAGAATGCGAGTGCGGTAGTCACTATAGCAAAGACAATAAACATCATCATTTCAAAACCAAAAAACATTTAGAATTCTTTGCATCTCCAGAAGCAGCATTCGTATTCACATTTCATAAGAAAAATCGCAGAGTTCATGTAAATGGATGTAGTTCGTATGGCATTAGTTCGTGTGGCATTGTATACGGAAATAAATGTGTTTATGAAACCTGCGTCAGATGTGGAATTGAATTTCCATTGACTCCGTTGTACTTCCCCATTGAAAAGGCAGGTGGTAAAATAACAAATGTCGAAAGAGAATCAGGAAAAGAAGTCGTGTCAAATTCACCACATTCAGGTTGCCGAGAATGTCAAAAAAAAGTGTCAATGCACCATTCAAAAACGCAGGACGAATACAGGAGAATTTTATTGAAATCATATCCCATGCTCACAAAAGAGTGGTTCATGTCACAGTCCAAAAGATGTTATATAAGCAATCTTCCTTTATTTGAAGGGCAAAAAGAAAATGTCAACTGGACCATTAGTGTGCAAAACAATAAGCCTGGCGAAGAACACACTCCCGAAAATTGTTGTTTGATAGCAAGAGAATTCAATGTTCAGCAACAAGATGCAATTCCGGATTTATTGGAAGCATGGAAAGATGCGTTTCAGTCAACGATAAATGAAATAATGAATCCTTCGTGCACTGAAGAATTGTTATCAAAATTTAAAATTTGGTACAATAATGACCCCAATAAGAATGGAGTAACTGCACCTTGTCAAGTCATGAACTCTGATGGTAAAAAAAAAACGAACCCAGAATATTCCAAACAAAGTCAAACATTTCATTTGAAAAGAATATTAAGAGACATGTTGAACAACTACAAACATCAAGACAAGGTCAGTAAACGAAATCCCATAATCAAACCATTTGACCTAACGGTTGAGAATATTTATCAAAAGATGGTGGACCAAAATTGCAAATGTCATTGCACTGGAATACCATTTTCATTAAACCGAGACACCTGGAATTATTTCAGCATTGAAAGATTAGACAATTCAAAAAATCACACAGTTGATAATTGCGTATTTATTTGTCGTTTATTTAACACGGCTGCACAGCTCGATAAACCGAAAATTTTAACAGCATTGTTGAGTCAACAACATGTTGCCTTGTCCGATGAACAAAGACACAAGATTCAAGAGAAATTGTCAGTGGAACTATATTAATAAATATATAATTATTTTTGCATTTTTATTTAATTTCAGACTCTCATAAATGCGCCATTTTTTCGAGTTTTACGAGAACTATTATCATTTGCAGTTCTTCTTCTTGTTCTTGATGACTTTACTCTTGATTTCGATGCGTGTTGTTGTTTATGTTTTAATGTAGAATGACGTTTATGACGACTATATGACTTTCGAGATTTATTTTTATTTTTAAAAAATAATTTAATATAAAACAATATTTTATCTCCCATTTTTTTATAACCCGCAATTACATTTTCATTAGCATGTATATACGCATTGGATTTATCCGGCGTATTTAATAAAATGAAATTTGATTCATGTAAATTTAATTTTGTATTTGATTCATTGGCATCATTATTTACTCCCATTCTTTTTTTTATGGATATACTGAATTTCTCTCTATTTTGAGGAAGAATATTTTTTCCAAGTGCGCTTTCGAGATAACGTTTTATAAGTGTCGACGTGGAAAGGGTTTCAACATATGGTTTCACGTTAATGTATAACACATTTTGGTGTCGCATTCCTGGGTGATTCAAGTCGTCAACAAAACAAATTTCAGATGTTATCGGAATATGTGCAATGCGAACAAGGTCTTCATATGTTTTATTTTGCGTTGTTCGTCCTTCTTGCACAATTTTTCCATTCACTTTATACGCTGCAATGATTTGGTCAAATACTTGGGTTCCAACCTTGTAATCAAAATATTTTGAAATATTTTCAACCCATGAACGAGGTCCTTGATTATTTGTGTATATTATTATTCCTTTACAATCGCCCTCACTCCTTTTTTCAGTAATATATTTTAAAATTTCAATTATATTCGGGCGAATGAATTCGGGGTATAAATCTAAAAGTTCATTGAAATTATCAAACACGACACGAGAGAAGTCATTATAATGGTTAAGCGCATCAATAAATGCTCCAAATTGGGAAAAGTAGCCAAGTGTTTCGTCAACATCAAATACTGCATATTTTCCGTATAATTGCGAACCTCCTATTTCCATCATTTTAATTTATATATTTTATGTAGTGTTTCCGAATTTGTAAATCTCTATTAATATATGCATATAAAATATTTTATACGCATATATTTATTTATTTATTATACAAAAGAATAAATACATTTAATAATATCTCTTAAACAATACTTTTACTCGATATTTTTTATGTCTATTTTTAGTTTTTTCAAAGTGCGAATCAATATCTTTTTTGTCCATATTCCATCCATAGTATTGCGTGTAAACGTCTTTTGTTAAATCAAAATCCTCAACTGGTTCATATTCATTGTCAAGCATTAAATATACATATTTTTGACCCACTGCGTACGGATATGGAACTGCGTTGTTTCCTACCGGTGAATAATATTTTTTAATAACATCTCCATCTTTTGTTTTAAAAGAACGAATTCCGTCACCTATGTACGTGTACTCATCCTTTCCCGTTTGTAAAAGCACAGTGTTTCCTCTTCCGCTTCCTTTTTCCAAATCATAATCAGGCGCATTTAGTTCATTGTCTCCAACAAAAATTTTAATATATTTTGAATCCATTATTTTGCCTTGCATTTCATACTCATTCGTTTCTTTGTCATAGTGTTGATTATAAACATCTACATGGCTGCCATAGTCAAATACTACAAAAGGTATTGGTCCATTATCCACTATTTCATAAATATGTTTTGGTTTTACTTTTTCAGTAACAATTCCTGGTGGTATGCATTTCAAAAAACTCGAAACGTTTACAGGTGCAAATGTTGATTTTTTATACGCGTATTTATAAAATGGAGGTGACATTCGTTTTAAATCTGTAGAACAACTTGATGTTTTCTTTACAGTTGTTTCAGTCTTAGTTTTCGTTTTTTCCGTTTTTGCCGTTATTTTTATCCATTTATATACTCCATTCTTGTCGGCTTTAGATGCATATGTTCCGCCATCATTCCCCTTCATTATTTTACCAGGACAATCCATTGCAGAATAAGGAGGAGAAACGCGCAAACGATATTTTTTAGTTTTTAATTTGACACATTTTTCCATTCTTTTATATAAAATTAAATTATAAATTAATGTGTATATATATATATATATATATATACTAAATAAGTATACTAATAATATTTGATAAAAATAAAATTTACAAATCATAATGAAACGTCGAATTCGTCTAAATGCATCAGACTATAAGAAAATTTTAGAATTTTATAAACTGAAAATACCCACAAGGTCAACTCTAAGTAATTTAAAAAAACGAGCCGAAAAAGCTCTCGTTGAAAAAATATGCAACTGTACAAAAAAACTTAAAAGTCAAATGAGCGAAACACAAGCAATCGGCGTTTGCGCAAACAGTGTTTTAAAAAAAAAGAAATTAATATATCATCGTTTTACGTGTAAAAAACCATTCCATTTTATCCCCGTTTCTGCACGATATAATTCGTTGCATAAAACCGCATAGATTTTTGCCCACCACATATACAAAAGTTATAAAAAATTGAAAATATAAAGAATAAAATATACACACATATATACATATTGCCAATACGTAACACATTTATAAATGTACACGGAAGCATTCAACGACAAGTACACAATTTCAATTGGAAAAACACAAGAACAAAATCAGGCTCTTGTTTCACGCACAAAAAAAACAAACCAAAATGCACTATGGTTTCATGTCGGAAATGGATTTTCAAGTCCGCATGGTGTATTAATTGATAACACAAAATACACGGCAACAAAATATGACAAAGATGCAATTATAAGAGCAGCCGGACTTGTTAAACAATTTTCAAAAGAATCAATTAGGTCTCTTCGTGCAATAACGGTGGAATATATTCCTATAAAATATGTCGAAACAACGGACGTTCCTGGTCTAGTACACCTGAAAAAAACTCCAAATAAAATTGTAATATGATGATATTATTATTGTTTATTTTTAGCTAAATAATCAAATACTGACAGGATTATCTCTTCTTGGTTGCTAAGTTTTTGAAAAAGAAGCACTTCATCAAGTTTAAGTTGAAATATTTTTCGAAAATGATTTCTGCACAATAAATGAACACCTGAACCGAGTATTTTAATGTCGCAAATAAATCCGCCATTTTTTAAAATAATTTCATTTTCGTTTCGATTATTAGAAGTTAGTGGTACATATCGAATAAATGCACCATGCTGAATGTCTTGCAGCTCTTCAACATACCTGTAATCTCCTAGCTTGAGCAACATTGACTCCAACTCTTCATCATTCATGCCAATGCGCTGCAGCATGTTGTATTTCATGTTATTTATTTTATCATATGTTAACTTCGATATTGATAAATTTCTATCATTGTCAAGACTGTGTAAAATGTCTTCAACATTCATTTTATCATTACATGAATCTGTTTTTGACATTATTGATTATTTTTTAACTTTTGATGTAGTGTTATTATGTTGTATATATATACTTGTACTCTTTATTATTTTATAATAATTATATGTTGAATATTGACATACTTTTTATTATAAAATAATAAAATTTAAAATAATAAACCACAGTGAATAAAAATACAATATTATAATATTATAATAATTTAATTATGGATCGTGATTTTAATAAATTATTTGACTCGTATGAAGAAATAAAATGTAGCGATAGCCAATTTCGCTTGGTAATATATTTTATGCGCAGCATATGTGATGACAGTGATAAACCACTAGAAATAATGTCATATCCACAAGCCATGTTAACAAAAAAAGATGAAATTTTAAACAGGGTGGACGAAAGTAGAAAAATTAGATTTGGTGAATTTACAGCACTTCTATCTATTAGAGACGGGCAAGAGATATATTTTTTAAGAAATTGTTTTCCTTCTATATGGAAAGTAAGTACTGTTATTGATGTTCTTGAAAAAGAACGCATAGGAATCAAAGAAGAAACTGATGCAATAATCTCTTGTTTAAGACAATATAGTGCAAATAGAAAACTAGTCATGGATTCAATAATTAAACGTTTTGTACTTGTAAATACACATAGTTATGTTGATGTAACAACTCATAGTAAAATTCCACCTAATGTTTTTGCTATAACAACTTGTAAATTAAACGATTTTACAGCGAATGTTACCAACGATAAGATTATTCGTCATTGTAAACGTATGTTATCATCAACGTTAGAATCTAGTTCAATAAAAGTAGTCAAGGTGGGAAATATAGTTCAGCATTTTATTACCATGCGAAAAGAAGGAATTATATTTCCACGATTAAAAATGTCATGTCGTGGCGCTAATTCAATTCGTGTAAGACCTCCTGGTTCTATAATGACATTACAGCATTTTTTTGGTTTCCCATTACAATACCCAAACACGTATGAAGGTATTACTGAATTTAGATGGGATGATGCCACAGGTATTATTATAGTTGAAGACATTTCACACAAAATTTTAACACCAAAACGACCTAAAAATGAATCAACAGATGTACAAAAATTAATAATTGCATGCGAACGCACCGAGTTGCAAAAACATGAACCGAATATACAACATTGTAGGTTAAAGCTTACCATAAAACCAGAATACTGGCAAAAAAGAAACCACAGCTTCGGTGAAGAAAAATCAAATCTGTTGCAGTTACTTCCAAACCAACGCCATTCAGTTCAAAGAGATATGTTGGACGATATCACAGAAAGTCAATTTAATGATGAGTTTGAAACATTACAACAAGAGCGGATTGACTATTTTACATCTATAGAAGCAACTCAGGAGCAAATTGATTCGTTTAAAGGTGGTATAGAAATAAATGATTTAGAAGAAATACGTCAACTGATATTGAATTGGGAAAAAACAAGAAAAAAGTTTATTGAAGATTCAAAAGAAATCGGTATATTTATATCAGAAAATCCATCATTGAATAAACACCCCGTAAAAATTTTGTATAATAATATAATATTGTTGAACGCACTATTGAAACAACAGATAAAACTGAAAATAGAAAGTCTTAAAAAAAATGTTAATATAACTGCAACAGATGATAAATTATTAGGAGTAGATTTACAAATAAAACAGTCAAAATGGAATACAATAAGCAGTGAAGAACTATTAAAAAAAATACATGAAATCAATGGAGATACACGAACTGTGGTCGCGTTCTCTGGTTGCCGAAAGGAGCTTGATTCCGGTATAAAATCAAAAAATATATCTGTCACAGGTCTACCCTGTATTCTTAAAAAAGAAGCATTCTCACTTTTTGGTCCAGATTCAGATGATGAAGCTTTTGAAACTGTAGGGGAAGCTGTTGTTGTTGATGATAATGTGGTGACGATTGCTGGTGTAGGTGACACTGTAAATGTAAAATTGGTTAACGATGATTCTGGTGTGATTTATAAAAAAAAAAGAGAACTTGTTAGGTTTCATATACCGAATTGTAGTGAGTTTACTGAAAACGTTGATGGTAAATGGACCTTGACGTGTTCTACTGCTGATGATGACGGCGGATACTCCTCAGATAATGATGATGGCAGAAAAATTGATGCTGGAGGAGCGAAACGCAGGCACATGAAAAAAAAATATAAATATAATAAAAAAACAAATAAAAAAAATAGTAGATGTAGAAAAGGTAAATCGAATAAAAGAACAAGTAAAAATAATAAAATAATAAATAGTAAATTTTATAGAAAACTATAAAACCAAAAATAAACCAAACAAACTTTTTAGTTGAAAATTAATATATTTATATGTTGAATATATATACATTCAACATATAATCTAAGCAACTCAATAAAATGAATGCGAATGATAAAAGTTCAAAAAAAGAAGAAATTGTTTCGCGTGCAGTTAAAATACTCACGACATATTTAACCGAGACAAATGAACTTCAAAAAATAAAAGAAATTGTATGCAACAATAATGGTAATGGTAGTAGAGCCGCCACAATTACAAAGGTTAGAAAATCAAATACAATTTTTCATATTATATTTTCACCTGAATCAATAGATGCGTTGATACAGAATATGAAATTGACTGGCACTGCAAAAAGTGGAATTGAAATATTTAAAGCAAGTAAAAAACTGTCATCTTTTTTTTCTAGAAAAACTATCAAAACTAAAACTACTACACAAAAAAAAACAATGACAACGACAATTAGCAAGTCCAGGTCTAGCGACCCAATTGTCAGCCAGGTGGATCTATACTTGAAGCCTGAATCTCTTCCAATTATAGAACGTGCAATCGAACCTCTTATGAAATCGTGTTTATCTACTGAATTTGTAAACATCGTGCAGTCACAATGCATTGAGCCCATTATAAAGCGCATCGTGGCAAATGGTACCGATGTTGAGAGTTATTTCAGTGGCGGTGGCAAATTTCGAAAGGCGGCGCGCCGTCGTCGTCGTAGTTGAAGGGCTCGCCGCCACTCGCAGCGCAATGCGACATAATTTTTAAGAAACAGATTCAGTGACGCTATTTGTTTTTTCTGTTTCCGCTGCTTCTACTACTGTTTCCGCTGCTTCTACTACTGTTTCCGCTGCTTCTACTACTGTTTCCGCTGCTTCTACTACTGTTTCCGCTGCTTCTAGAACCGTTGCTGGTGCCGTAACTTCCTCACATGGCTCTGCCAATGCATTCTCAATATTTCTCAGACGTTCTTCCAGGTGTTTAATAAATTGCTGCATATGGTCGCTTCTGTATTCTTGTTCTGATATGCGCTGTTTCAATATTTCATTCTCTTCTTTCAAAGGAATAATATTTTCCACAATAGATGCAAAATTTGTAGTTGCCATTATATTGTCGACAACTCCGTTTATAAATATGCCGTCATTCATTAGTTCATTAAGGTCTGATGCTGCGCCGGCTGGTGCTGCTGTTGATGCAGTTGGTGTTGCTGTTGCTACCGCCGGATGCACACCATTGCCTTCAATAACGATTAACCTACCTTCAAACTCTTTCAATTGGTCAAAACACTCGTTTATGCTAAGGTCGTGCTCATTCAGTTTATTGTCATGTGTTTGAAACATGATGAGAGGATGAAGCGGAATGCCATATAGCTGTCCGGCATTTTTATTCGGAGGCGGAAGTGGAGGAAGTGCATTCAGTGCCGACTTAACTTGCGATTGCGGTTGTTGCTGCATTTGCGTTTGCATTCTTTTCATTTGTTGTGGCTGTTGTTGCTGTTGCTGTTGCTGAAAAGGTCCGCGTTGTTGCTGTTGCATTTGTGGGGTCGCCATTCTTGCTTGTAGTTGTGGTTGTTGTAGTTGTGGTTGTTGTAGTTGTGGTTGTAGTTGTGGTTGTAGTTGTGGTTGTAGTTGTTGTTGTGGTTGTTGTGGTTGTTGTGGGTAGGAAGGCGGTGCACCACCCATTCTTTGTAGAATTCGATTTACTGGTGGAGGACCGGACACGGTTCCTGTGAGTGCGTTCAATGGATTTGACCTTCGTCGTCTGGCGGCGGACAATGCTGCATTACTACTCATTGTAAATTATTTAAATTATATAATTTATAATTTAAATAATATTTTATTTCTATATTATATTCGCATTCTCATTTTAATTGTTTAATTATTTCATGGCATATATAATTTTTCATTTTAACTAATTATTTATATGAATAAGAATATTATTGTTATTGTTCTATTATTCAATGTCAATATTTTCTCTCATTTTATTCTTATAATACTCACTTTCTTCTAAATATATCTAAATATATATGGGGGGATGCAAAAATTAATAAGGAGGATAATTTGACACGTTCGATTGCACGGAAACATACAACTCTGTTTTTTCGGTCTTAGATAAAGTCCAAGTTATTCCATCTTTTGAAGTTGCAAGTTTGCCCTTAGATTGTTGTACTTCATCTGTATTTAATACTGAACCTACTGCGACCCAAAATGAACCGTTCCATGCCACACCAAGACAACCATCATATTTGGTGGGACCGTATTTTTTAAATATAGAGTTTTTAGATGCTTTCCAAGTTTTTCCATCTTTTGAAGTTGCAATTGTATTCTTTCCTATGCCTACTGCGACCCACAATTTACCGTTCCATGCCACATCAATAGCACCACTGACGTCCGCACCAGGAATTTTGAATAATGAGTTAGCACTTTTAGATGCAGTCCAAGTTATTCCATCTTTTGAAGTTCCAATTGCATTCTTTGCTATACTTGCTGCGACCCACAATGAACCGTTCCATGCCACAGCTGAACACTCAGCTACCACATCATTAGGACTAGGATTAGGATCAGGATTCGAGAATACCGAGTTAGCACTTTTAGATGCTTTCCAAGTTTTTCCATCTTTTGAAGTTGCAATTGCATTTTTTCCTATACCTACTGCGACCCACAATTTACCGTTCCATGCCACATCAATAGCACCACTGACGTCCGCACCAGGAATTTTGAATAATGAGTTAGCACTTTTAGATGCAGTCCAAGTTATTCCATCTTTTGAAGTTCCAATTGCATTCTTTCCTAGTGTACTTGCTGCGACCCACAATGAACCGTTCCATGCCACACCTGAACACTCAGCAGCGGTAAAAGGCAAAACGGTATCATATTCAACTTTGAATACTGAGTTAGCACTTTTAGACGCAGTCCAAGTTGTTCCATCTTTTGAAGTTGCAATTGCATTTTTTCCTAAACCTGCTGCGACCCAAATTGAACCATTCCATGCCACATGAATAGCACCGCTGACAACTCCTATCCCATCCTCACCAATGTTTGCGATTTTGAATACTGAGTTAGCACTTTTAGATGCAGTCCAAGTTTTTCCATCATCTTTTGAAGTTAAAATTGCATTCTTTCCTACACCCGTCACCATGAGAAGAGGAGGAGGAGGAGGAGGAGGAGGAGGAGCTACGGGGTAATTTCTATTTGTATTCCACCTGGAGTAATTACGGAAATAAGGTACTGTAAACCAATCATTCGGCACATAAGTTTGCATTTAATTGTTTTGTTATGTCTTTCTTTATGATAAATAATGATATAATATTTTATACAAAAAAAATTATGTGAAATTGATACGAATTACGAATATTTTAAATTTAAATATGTGTGCTGAATCCTATTTATGCCACCATTTTCATTTTAATTACTTCATGATGTTTATAATTACGCACTTCAAAATCATCTAAAACATAATCATTAATATTTTCTCTTTTCACGTTAATCGCAAGTGTGGGAAATGCGTGCGGCGTTTTTGTTACTTGTTCCTGAATGGCATTCAAATGAGAATCATAAATGTGACAATTGCCCAAATAGTATATAAATTCAAAAGGTTCCAAATCACAATGTTTTGCCACAAGATGAGTCAAAAAACTATACGAAGCAATGTTAAACGGAACACCCAAACCCACATCTCCGCTGCGCTGAAACATGCAGCACGACAGCTTATTTCCACCCGTAACATTAAATTGCGCCAATATGTGACACGGTGGAAGCGCCATCTCATCCAGTTGGCACGGGTTCCATGCACACATTACCATCCGGCGCGACGTGCGCTGAAGCGGGTCTTTCAAGCATTTTATAATTTGCGCCAACTGGTCAACCCCTTTACCGTCATACTTTTCGTCACAAGTTGTATAAGGTGCATTGAAATGGCGCCATTGGTGCCCGTATACCGGACCCAAATCATTTTCGCGCAAGTGTGTTAGTCCTCGACTGTCTAAAAATTCACGAGACGCATTATCATTCCAAATTGAAACACCTTCTTTTTGCAAATTTTCATTATTTGTGTCACCCTTTATAAACCAAAGCAGCTCTTTCAAACACGTTTTCCACGCAACCCGCTTCGTTGTTAGCAGCGGAATCGTTCCATTTTCTAGTGAAAAGTGCATAGCAGCTCCAAATATACTTTTTGTCAGCCCATTTCTACCTTCTTCCAAAGAGCCTTCTTCTAAAATGTCACTTATTAAATCTAAATACTGATACTCTTCACTTTTTTGGTCAGTGCCCTTATTTTTTTTACGCAGCATTTTACTATTTATTATATTCTTATCTGAATTATTTCTATTTTTTTATATTGTTATTTTTGTTTTTATTTTTGTTTTTATTTTTGTTTTTATTTTTGTTTTTATTTTAGTTTAACGATATTTATTTAGTTAATTAATTTAATTTGTTTTTTTTATTTTAATTTCTGTTTATAAATCATATAAGATAATTACTATAATGGAAGACGTTGAAGATGCAATATCCGATTCTACCAAAAAAACAGAAGGATTTTTCAAATATGTATTCAAAATGGGAGATTATGAACAATCTTTTCTGTTGAATATTATTCAGTATACGGTAATGGCAATTTTACCTGTTATTATCGTTCTTTATGTCAATCACTACTACATTCCAGAAGTTGACGAAGAAAAAGGGTCAATCGTTATTTTAGCAGAAATGTTTGGACAATTATTCTTTATTCTATTTTCATTTTATTTTATCAACCGAGTCATCAATTATTTCCCAACGTATAGTGGACTAAAATATGGCGATTTTAGCGTTATTCAAATTATTCTCATACTCTTGTTTATTTTTATTTCCATGTCAAAGCACAAACTGGGCGCAAAAACCCTCATTCTTATTGAAAGGTTTGAAGAAATGGTGGAAGGAACTTCCAGCCTAAAAAAGAAGGATGAGCAAAAAGGGGGTCAAGTTCGAGTGACTCAACCGTTATCCGGACAAGCGTCATACGCACTTAACGGACCACCTCCTCCGCCTCAACTTTCAGCACAACGGTCGCCCGATTTTAACTCCATGTATCAAGTTCAGCCGAATCACCTGATTGGAGCGTCAACGCCCGGAATGCCACCAGGCATGGTTGCCGAATTTGAACCCGCTGCTGCAAATGAACATCTCGGCGGAAGCTTCTTTTAACCGGGGAAATACGATCACCCATGACCCATCTACTCCATCTAATTAGTTTTAGTCAGTTTTAGCTTAAAAACAAAATTATAAAAAATTTAAGGCAACTTGCTATTTCTCAACATGGCATCTTCTGTTACAGGTTTAAATTTAAACGCATGGATGAACGCTTTTAAAAATGCGGTTTTACAAGCTTACAAGGTGATTGGACCGCAACGAATTCGAAATATTGAAAATGAAATGTGTAACATGGAACGAGATTTTGTTATAAACACAGATTCAGATATAGACGCATACAATATTCAAGTTAAAAAGCTTACGAATCAAATTTCAAGAATAAATGCGTGTTTTTCCACATTTGATGAGAGTGGTGAATGTGGAATTTGCGCTCTATTTCATGGTCATTATACTGCCGATGGTTTGATTACATTATTAAATAATGCAAACTATCCGATAAATTTATATTATGAAACGAGTAACAATGGTGAATTCAAAATAAATGTAAAAAAAGAAGGCTTTGATGTTATTTACGACAACTGTCTGTTGAATAATCATTTATTTAGCACAATTGAAAATGAACACATTAAAAATGAACTTTCATGCATGAGAGCCATGATAGTCATGGAACTTTGTAAGAATGATATGGACCAAATTCGCAGAAGATTTTTACACGTGGATTCTCCTTATTAAGTTCATTAAATGTAAAATAATATAACTAAAATATTTTGACAATATATAAATATTTTAATTATTAAAATGCACGGTGCCATGAATCATCTTTTTCATTCTATTTTATTCGGGGTTTTATTATATTTTGTCATGGTTTTCATACTTAAACAACCGTATGAAGTTGCGCAAGATAGGAGCACGTTACTTGCTGCACTTGCTTTAGCGTATATGATTTTATTCGGACATTCTCTCCCGACACATGTAAATAAAAATATATTTTAATACATTGTTAGTTTAGTTATTAAATTATTAATTATATAAGCTTTCTGATTTATATAATTAATTCTAATTATAATATAACAAGTCATGTCGTCATTTTACGTAAAAATAGAAGATGTTTACTACTATTTATTATACACTTTTTATGCATTGTACGTAATAGTTATTTTGAATTTAACTTATTTCAATTCCGTGACAAAATATTTACCAACCATTCAATCCGCATTAAAATATTTTGTTATTATATTTTTAATTATCCGTTTTAATCCTTATTCAAATGCTAAAGTGACAGAATTTGATAAAAAAATAATCTTCTCGTCATCTTTATTTTTGCTTTCAACAACTACATTTACCGATTTGCTTTTAACATATTTTAATAATAATGTTGCTAAAAAAGTGGGTGTAAATATCAAATTGTAGAGGTTTGAAGTTGTAGAGATGGGAGATGTGTTTATAAAAATTTTTATTTATTTTAGAATAAAATATAACATTATGTAAAAACAAATTATGCAAAATTATAATAGTCAACAAATATTTATAGTTATAAATGCATTTTTATTACTATTCATATTTATAGCGGGTGGGTTTAATAAAATTGCAAATTTTCAAGATACTGCAACTTATTTAGAAAAAAAAATAAATGAGATTCAATTAAATCCTATATTTATTACATCAATTATAGTTACAATTTTTTATTTTTATTTAAATATTTACATTCAAAGAAATAGTTTGAATTCATTTTTGTTGTCAAGCATAGTGATTGCAGTAAGTATTGCGATAATTGGAATTCCATTTTTAGCTTATTTCAAAAAGTATTTGAATCAAAATTGCAGTAAAGCGTTCATTTCGCTTATATATGATGCAGCCATTCTTGGAGTAATTGGTTTGTTGACGCTTGGAAGTTTAATAATTTTGTATTCATTGTATGCAAACAGTTATAAAGAATATGCGTATGCTGCGACAATTGGATTGGCGGCATTTACCGTAATGACAATATTGATTTTTCATTTTCCGACGAATAAGGCGGAAGTAATTTCATTTACGAAGAATCTTTCCATTTTGGGCGGGTTAATGTTGTTATCTCAACGATTTGTGTAATAAACTTTCTAAATACATTTTTGTTTTTTTGATTTGGATTTGAATTTGGATTTAGATTTGGATTTAGATTTGGATTTGGATTTGGTCATTCTTTTACCACCCCCCACTAATATTCCACGACTATTTTCTTTTATACCGTATTTATGGAATAATATTTCATGACCGATAGTATCTAATTCAACAAAATATAATCTATTAACTTCTTTACGTTGAGCAATATTTTCACGTCTATTTAAACTTCTCAGCAATTCCAAAATTTCGTCTATTATTTTTTGGCGTCGCGTTTCTCCGGTTTCTTGAACTTGAGGAACCGGTATTCCTTGAGATAGACTTTTAAATATAGGTAATCGTCGTTGTTCAACTTGAGGCTGAGGTTCCATTTATACTATACAATGCGTGTACATTTTTATTACTAAAAAATGGATTAAAAAATATTTTATATCATTATTTTTAATTTAAAATTAAAAATAATATTTATATTTATTGAATGATTAATTAATAATTAAGTGGAATGGTTTGTCGCATCTAATTGAAGCGACGTTCCAACTTCAGAAGGATTCAGTTTCATCATTGTGCCACCGCGATGACCTTTGCCACGACTGTGGTGTTTACGCGACCTGCCTTTACCCTTGCGCCCCTTGTGCGAATTGCGACGCTTGAATGTTTTTTTCATCATTACATTGCTTGAAGAAGAAGCAGAGCTACCCTTTTTATAAGTAAGCTTTGCTTTCTTCATTGCTGCCCCTAAACGATTCGGAGTATTTTTAGGAATTGTTTTTAGCGCTTCTTTGACGCTTTTCATCCATTCTGTCATTACCATTTTATCTTTTATATATACTCCAAATATTATAAAATAAAAAAATAAAAAAAATAAATTATTTTTTATATTTTTATTATTAATTATTTTTATCAATTATTTTTATAAATTATTTTTATTTTAACACTTACTTAAATGAAATTTACTAAATTTATCCAAATGTGCTTTCTTCTGAACAACATATATACATAAATCCATCATCGTCCTTGTGTGATTCATACATTGAAGAAACAACTGTTGTCACTGGAGCCAAATGATTATCAATGAAAATAAATAACGCAGTTGCCGGATTCATTTTCAACCGCATTCGAATAGAAATCATTAGTTGTCCGATTGTAAATCCGTCTGGTATAACAAATTTTGGTTTGTCTATTACTTTATTCATGCTCGATGAATCAATGAAAATGGGAACCGAAGTTGGATACTTGGTTAAAATATTCTTAGACTGTTGTTTTCTTTGTTCTAAAGGAACACGTTCTTTAAATTCTTTTATGATTGACGACGCTGATGATTTGGAAGATTTTGACCTTGAAAACATATTAGAAAATGTGAACTAACTTAACTGTGTATATAATATATATAAATATTTCTAAATCTTTAATATTATTTAAATTATTATATAATATAATATATATAATATACAACAAATGGACCCAAAATATGACTCATTATTTAGAGGTGATGACGCGGTTATGGAAAGAGGATACACATTAGGTGCGGATGTGACTGTAGACGCGGATGCGGATGCGGATGATGTTTTAACTTCTCATGATTATGAATATGACCCTTATTTATACGGAACATTCACTTTGCCTCATGTTATACCACCACCACTGCAACCACGTTTGCCACTGCAACAAGTTGCTTCAGGTAATGCTGCGAGTTGTGCTGGAAGACGCACAGTCATAGATATGTTCGTTGATGATAAAACTAAACCACTTAACACTTATGATAAACTTGAGAAACAGCTCTTATTTCAATATTTTATTGAAATGTTGAATACTTTAAGACAAAAATATACTATGCTTGTCAGTATGACAATTACAGATACCATGCTGAAGTCACCAGAATACTTAGTATTTAAAACAAATTACGAAACCCCTTTGTCTGTTGAGTCAACGCTTACTTTGGATAGTTTAGAACAGAGTCAAATTCTGTATATGTACATGTATTACATGTCATTAGTTAAAATACTTCATACTCAATTAACGCCTGATGAAAGAAGAATGTCCGCTTTGTTATGCACCGAGAGTGCGGCGGGTTATGGTGGTAAAAAAAAGTCAAAAAAATCTCGTTATTCAAAGATGAATAAAAGGCGTCGATCTCGGTCAAATAAACGATCAAATAAACGATCAAATAAACTATCAAATAAACGATCAAATAAACGATCAAATAAATGGTCTCGGAAATAATACAATTTTATTTATTTCAATAATTATATTAATTAATTAATGTAAATCATATTATACACTAATTAATATATTGAATATATATCAAATTATTTGTTTGATTATTTACATTGTTTTGACAATGGATTACGTTAACTTAGACTTGGAAATACAAAATTATAATTTAGAGGACATTACAAATTTATTTAAAATACCGGTTGTTTTTACGGAATCGGATTTGCGCACAGCAAAACTTGCGGTGCTTCACACTCATCCAGATAAATCGAAACTTCCAAAAGAAATCTTTCTATTTTTTACAAGCGCTTATAAAATATTGTATCAGATATTCACATTTCGAACGGGTAAAAATAGAAACAAAAAGGAAAGTTACAGCGACCTTGTCGCCGAAGAAACGGTTGACCCAAATGAAGACTCAATGAAGTTGTGCGTGGACAAGGTGAAACAGCTTAGCTCGACCGAGTTCAACAAACTATTCAACGAACACTATGAAAAATGCAAGATAAAAATGGAAGAGGAAGAGGGTTATGAAGACTGGTTTCGTTCTCATGATTCCAACTTAGATTCATCTGCTGCCACATCGTTATCCTCATGGGATCAGCGTGTATCCGAAATCGACAAACAAAAACAAACTTTACGAACAAACTTGTCGCTTGTTTCAAAGAATGAACTACAATCTGCGAATATTTTCGGCGGCAGTGAAAATTATTATATGCTGGGTCAAGGCGCTCCAAAAGAACATTCAAGTGGACTATTTAGCTCGCTTCAATATGAAGACTTAAAAAAAGCGCACACGGAAACAGTTATACCCGTTACTCACGAAGATTATGTAAACTCCAAAAAGTTCAATAACGTCAATGAGCTGCAATCATTTCGAGATGTGCATTTAAAATCATACAATTATGAAGAATCTTTGAATAAAAAAAAAACAGAAGCATATGTTGCAGAAGAAGACAATACGCACCGAGCATTTGCTCTGGCAAAACAAGACGAACTCGCTCAAGAAATGAATAAAAAATTTAATGGTTCCTTTTTAAAGTCAATAATGTAATTCGTAATTCGTAATTCAGTAGTTACCACACACTTTATTTATTTTTTGTTATAATCGATGCGAGCACTCCTCCTGCACAAAGAATCAAGCATAAAATAAAGCATACGTGGCAAACAAATCGTTTATTATTATTTCTTCTGTCACGACGAAGTTGTCTTTCCATCACGTGTAATGCATGTTGGTGAAGCTGAATATCACGTCTTTGTTGAGGAGTAATTCCATCATGATGATTCATTATATCGCCACTATTATTTATTTCATCAAATTCCTCTTGAGTAAGCTCTGCTCTCTCCACCACCTTTGAACAAATTAAACATTTTATTCCGATGAAACGCGTTTGCTGTATCTGCACGTCATCTTTCAATTTTTGAATAATATATTCTTCAATGCATGAATTGTGAAGTGAGTATTTACAAGTGTCACAAAAGTTGGTTTGAAAATTACCACGGGTTTCTTCTATTTTATCATAACATATTATACACACTTCTTCTTCTGTGGGGGGCGACGAGCACCCCCCTACGCCCCCCTCATTATAAGAGGTAGATGTTTGCGGCATCATGTTCGGCTTGTTTTCACATGCGACAATGTAGTCGTCATCTAGAGGAGGCGCTGTTGCAATACCGCTTCCAACAAAACCACATTCGACAACAATAACATTCGGCGTTTCTTCGTCATCATAATCTCCATCTATCGACACAAAAGATGGCAGTTCTGGATTTGGTGAAACATAAACGTTATCATCGTCAGACGCTGATGTCGACATGTTCAATTCATTAGGAATTTTAATACTTTGTTTGCACGGTTGGCGTCTTTCACATTTATGCAGAGGAGATTGATGAGGTTCAGGAAAATGGGGAAGTTGGTGAATTTGAACAACCGTGTGCGACATATCATAAAGTTTATTTGGTTATTATGTTTACGAATAACTATTTATGTTATTTTATTTCAATTTATAATTTATTATATAATATTTATTTTTTTTTAAATTGAAAAAATAAATATTAAAAACTAATTATTTAGAATAAAGTAGTCGTCAGTCATTCCATCGTCATAATGTTGATAAACGACCGGTACAAGTTGCATAAACGAATAGGCTCTGGAACGTTTGGGTTAGTATTCAGTGCAAAAAATGTAAACACAAATGAATTTGTTGCAATAAAGCTGGAGCCGACTGCTCAGGTGGATACGCTAACTCATGAAGCCGCCGTTTTAATGAAACTTTCAGGGATTCCAGGGATTCCTAATCTTCGGTACTATGGAGTGCCGGACCACAATCGATACATGGCAATTGACTTATTGGGAAAAAGTTTACAAACGGTTTCAAGTGACTACAAAAAATCAGTTCCAATTGGAATTGTTGGAATGTACGCAAAACAAATGGTTCAAATTATTCGGGCTGTTCATGAAAGGGGGTTTGTTCATCGAGACATCAAGCCTCCCAATTTTATGATTGGTGGTGAAAACAAAAATGAAAGTAACGAAACTGAAACTCATGATAAATTATTTTTGATTGATTTTGGAATGGCTCGAACATATATTGACGGTAAAACAAATGCACACAGGTGTAATAAAATGCGTACAAACGGAATTATTGGAACGCCGCGTTATGTAAGCATCCATGTTCACGATGGATGCGAACCAAGTCGACGAGATGATTTGATTTCAATCATGTATGTTCTCATTTACTTGGTAAAAGGACGCCTTCCTTGGAAAGCAGCGGCATCTCCTGAACTGGTGGCACAAATTAAAAAAACAATTTCCCCAGAGGACCTGTTTTTCGAAATGCCTCCGAGTTATTTGGAGATTTTCAAATACTTGTGCAGAATGTCATACGATGAAGCACCCGACTATTCGTATATTATTGAAAATTTATAGTTGCGCCACTGTTGTTTATTTTTCCATATCGTAACCACAGTTATATCGTCATCGCAAAATTTCAACGTAGCCTCGCAATGAATGACGGATTCAACAGCGACTCCTTATTATAAATCAAATATTCATTTTCATTCCCATACATCACACAACCACCTCCTAATTCTCGTAAAATTGCGTCAGATGCGCATGTATCCCATTCCATAGTGGGAGCGATTCTTGGATAAATGTCTGCCTTATTTTCGGCAATCCACATCAATTTGATTGAGCTCCCGACATTTTTTAGTTCGACTTCTCCTAATTTTTCGATATACTGAACAGTTTCGTCATTCATGTGGGACCGGCTTGCTAAAACAATGGTTTTCCTTTTTTTAAGACGTACGTCATATGAGTCGAAGCGCTCTATCATAACAGAATCATCTTCATTGTAATTTTTCTTCCACGCGCCACAGTCTTTTATGCTCCAGTATGTTATTCCGCTACACGGGATATTTACAAAACCGGCGACCGGAACACCGAAATAGATGAGTCCTATGTTTACAGTGAATTCACCATTTTTATTAATGAATTCTTTTGTTCCGTCAAGCGGGTCAATTAGCCAAGCGTATTTATAGTTTGAGCGCACATTGTAGTCGGCGTTTTTATTTTCTTCTGATATTATTGGGATGTCTGGGTAGAGAATTGTTAGTTGATTACAGATGTATTCGTTTGCTTTTTTGTCGGCTTCTGTTAATGGGGACTTATCTTGTTTTATTTCAATTCCAAAATCGTCTCGGTGATAGATTTGAAGAATGATTTGGGATGCAATTTCAATAATACTTATTATTTTTCTTGAATTTAAAAATCGGAGATTCATTTTGTATATAATATATATAAAATGAATAAAAAAAATCTAATAAAAAATCGAATAAAAAACAAATACAAAATATTTCTAAAAATAAGCAGATAAAAAAATAATAACCTACCTCTTTTCCATTTTTTTAATGCGCGAAATTATATAAGCATCCTCCAAAAAGTGATATTTTGTGGATTGAAAAACTAAAAATGAGAATTTTGGGGATTGAAAAAAATGGAAAATATTTTTATTTTTTTGAAACTCTTTTTAATTTTTGAAATATGGACAAAAATAAATGTCCAATTTTCATTTTTAAAAAAAAGTTTTAAAAGTTTTTTTTTAGTTTTTTTGGGTTTTTATTTTTAATAATAAAATGCGTATTTATGAGCGTTTTGTATAACACTGATATATTAGAAAAAGTGCTGCAGAGCATAAGGAAAAAATCAATTTTTCGGACATTTTTCCGATTTTTTCGATTTTGGACATTTTTAAAAAGTGAAAAAAAACGAGTAAATGGACCGAAAAAAACGAGCATCAGCACTTTTTTCCATGTTTTTCGAAAAATGAAAGCATATGTGGTCAGATATTTTTATTTTCTAAAAACGCTCGTTTTTTTGCAATCCATTTTGGACCGTTTTGCGTCTGCGGGGCGATGCTCTCACGACGTTTTGACTTTTTCAAATTCCGAGAGCATACAGGTAACAAATCCGCTCGTTTTTTTTGACCCCTGTTTCATCCGCTAGGTGTATGCAGTGAGCTCATTTTGCTTTTCCAAATTCCAAGAGCATACAGATAACAAATCCGCTCGTTTTTTTTGACCCCATTTTTGACCCCCCTTACTTATGCAGAGGACGCATTAAATGGACAAAAATGACGCACGATTATGCTTTACATTTTCTTATTTTTTTGAAAAGTCATTAATTTCAAATACATTCCAAAACATCCCCCAAAAAAGAGATATTCCATGTTTAAAAAACTAAAAATGCGATTTTTGGGGATTGAAAAAAAACGGAAAATATTTTTATTTTTTTGAAACTCTTTTTTAATTTTGAAAATGGACAAAAATAAATGTCCAATTTTCATTTTTTAAAAAAGTTTTAAATATATTGTTTTTAAGTTTTTTTCTATTTTTATTTTTAAAAATTATTTACAAAAATGTTAGCTTTTTACATAATGCAAATAATTCGTAAAAAGTGATGCAGAGCATAAGAAAAAACTTTGAAAAATGCGATTTTTTGGACATTTTTTCGGATTTTTTCGGATTTTTCCGGATTTTTGCCCATTTCAAAAAGTGAAAAAAACGAGTAAATGGACCGAAAAAAACGAGCATAAGCACATTTTTTAGTGTTTTTCTGAAAATGAAAGCATATGTGGTCTGGCATTTTTTTTCAAAAAAACGCTCGTTTTTTTTGCAATCCATCTGGGACCGTTTTGTGTCTGCGGGGCGATGCTCTCACGACATTTTGACTTTTCCAAATCCCGACAGCAAACAGGTAACAATTCCGCTCGTTTTTTTTGACCCCATTTCCATCCACTAGGTTATGCAGTGAGCTCATTTTGCTTTACCTAATTATGAGAGCAAATAGATAACAATTCCACTCGTTTTTTTTGATACCATTTCCGAGCCATGTTTGCGAATGGAGTTTTAGGTTGGGATTTACATAGTTCAAAACAATTGTCAAGCCGGTGCAGCGGGTATACACACAAACGTAAATTACAATGTGTAAATTATGAAAATAAACACCCATAAAGCCAACATATGTTAAATTATGTTATTTTTTTTTGTAATATATACAAATATCATCATAAAATACAGTAGCTATGAGAATTAATGATAATAGATTAAGCAACCAACACCATAAACTACCCCATGTAAGCGTTTTACTATATAATACATAGGTTACTATTGCGCTAATTGTTACTAAACTTAATATATACCAATCTTTATTAACGAATAATTTAATAGATATAAACATAAACCATATTACCATTACAATACTAGAATAATTTAACCATTTCCAAGATAAATGACCGTTTGTAGATTGAATTGTTCTAAAATCAATCATACTCCACGGTTTAAATATCATGACAACTGTAATAAACAAGAAATAACTAACCAATGCTACATATTTTAAGGTAGTATATTTCGAAATAGATAAAATACCAAATATAGGTTGACTTAAAATAACCAATAATGCGATTTGAGATAATAACCGATTTGAAAATGATTTATTCCAGATGAAATATTCAATAAGCTGCATAGACATCCAACTTTGTGCGAATAAAAGACTCATTACACTAATTTTGTTATTGAATAAAGCAAATAAACAAGCAAATAATCCAAATATATAAGTATTAATTGAAACATTTGCGTTCCAACACATATTTGTCCAGTTATATAATATAAAAATATAAAATAAATAAAACTATATAAAACTTTTATTTACTTTATAAATTTATAAGAATATGAATTTTTTATTAAATCATCTTTGCAATTAATTAATTAACCAATCGATTTAGAAATATTATATGGTTAATGTATACACGACAGGTTCAGGTTCAATATGGATACACCAATAGAAAAATGTAAATACAAGCAGTATACGTGTGAATGTTGCTGTTTTTCATGTATATTTGAGAGCGATTATAAGCGACATATTAGAACAAAGAAACATATGAAATTGAAATGTACTGTAGAGAAACCTGAAAAAAAAGTCTCGAAACATAATAAACATAATGAATGCGAGTGTGGAAAAGTATTCAAAACACAGAATGGTTTAATGAAACATAAACAGCGTTTATGCAATGGTAAAGATAGTATAATTATAAATTTGATGAGAGACAATGCTGAAATAAAGGAGCTCATGAAGGAGCAGCAGAAATTCATGAGAGAACAGCAGGAGCAGTATCACAAACAATTGGTGGATATGATTCCGATGATGTGTGGTAGTACCAATTTAATTACAAATAATAATACGAACATTAAACAAAAATTCAACCTGAATGTATTTTTAAATGAGCAATGCAAAGATGCAATAAATATTGGCGATTTTATAAAATCGTTGCAAATCACACTGGATGATTTAAATGTAACGAGAGAAAAGACGCTGGAAGATAGTGTCGGCAATATTTTTTTGAGAGGATTAAAAGAGTTGGATATTTACAAGCGTCCTATTCATTGCACTGACAACAAGCGAGATATCATGTACATCAAGGATGAAGAGAAGTGGGAAAAGGATGAAGGAAACTTGAAATTTAAAGACACAATTGATGCAATCACCAAAAAACAGATTACAACATTGAAACAGTGGAAGGATTCAGACCCAGAAGTTACAAAAACGAGTTCATCTAAGAATGATAATTTTTTAATGACATTTAATCACATATGCACGCCGATACCGGAGGTCGGTGAAAAGCGGATTATAAAAACGATAGGTAAGGAAGTTCATATTAACGATTAGCTTATTTTATATTTATACTTGTCTGAATATTTTTATTCATTGGTGTTTGACTTTTTACTAGAAATAGAAACAGCATAATGATATTTGATATATATAACATATAGTAATCCTATAAATATAAATATTGTTGGACCATAAATACCCCAAGCTTTATTGATAATTCCATATATTATTAACAGTATTTGCGCGACAAAATTGCCGATTAAATATGTCCAAGTAAAACTACTTGCATTTTTCGTTTTATTCATAGCTAAAATTATAGACATGAATGAAATTACATTTACGGTGAGAGAGATTGTTGCCAGAATTTCGTATTTTCCCATTATAAATATATATAAATATTATAAATATTAAAAATGTTATAAATATTTATAAAAAAATTTATATATGAATGTTTTTATTTGAGTGCGTTCAATTTTAGATACAAATAAAATAATATAGTAAATTATAAATAACTTTTTTTTAATTTTTTATTATATTATTATATTGATATACCATATAATAATAATAATAATAATAAAATGTCAACCAATGATGATAAAAATGGTAAAAGAAATATTGTTCCATCGTATAAGAAAAATAAACATGACAAGTACAAATACTATGACCCATTACTGCACCCTCCAGTTGCCAGGTCATCTATTATATATCCGCAATATCCGCAATATCCGCAACAACACACAACTGTGTCAGGATTTGTGCCAAAGGTAATAAATCGAATAAATATTGAAGCAGAGGTTGATGATTTGGCGGATTTGATAAATATTGGCAAAAAGGTGGGGACAGAATTCAAATTGGAGCCGAACATCGAGTATAATATTGACTTGGCAATGATAAAGAATTTACTTCCAGAAATGGAGGATTTGAATAATATGATAGGTCAACAAGAATTTAAACGGCAGGTTGTTACACTAATTCTCTATTATAGTATGCGTTTGAATCGCAAAAATGATGATTTATTGCATACGGCAATATATGGTGAGCCGGGCATCGGTAAAACCGAGTTTGCGCAAAAATTGGCAAATATTTATTTAAAGTTGGGTGTTTTAAAGAATAATATTTTTAGACGGGTTCGTCGAGAAGACTTGATTGCGGGTTATTTAGGGCAAACTTCGTTGAAAACGGCAGAGGTATTAAAGTCTGTGCGCGGCGGTGTTCTTTTTATTGATGAGGCTTATTCGATTGGAAACAGCAGCGGAAAAGACACGCAGGATTCTTACAGCAAGGAGTGTTTGGATTTGATTAATCAAAGCTTGACTGAAATGCGCGAAGATGACGACAAGTATTTTATTTTAATGATTGCTGGATACAAGGATGAATTGAAGCGCAATTTTTTTGGAATGAATTATGGGTTGGAGCGCCGGTTCAGCATTCATTTTACGATGCAGTCTTATGCTCCGCAAGAAATGGTTCAAATATTTATTAAAAAATCGCTTGATGGTGCTTGGAGTGTTGAAGAAGGCGCAATAACTGACGAAATGATAAAAGAGAATTCTTCGCATTTCAAGCATCACGGTGGTGACATGGAGTTGCTTTTTGTAAAATGTAAGATTGCGCATTCCAAAAATTTATTAGCAGGAACCAGCAAAATAAAAAGATGTATATCAAAGATGGATATGAAACACGGGATTGAGTTATTCATAAAAAATTCAAATACGGCAGACGATGTTTCATTTATCAAAACCATGTACATCTAGGGGAACCCATGGTTTCCCTATGACCCCTCCTTTGTTTTCACTTTTGAAGATGTGCGGCGGGTCACATGTCACTAATGGACATGTGACCCCCACTCAAACAAACAAATAATAATAATAATAATCATATTATTACTTAAAAATAACAAAATAAAATTTATAAATAAATATGGTTTTAGAACAACAACAAGAGCAAGAGAAAGAATTTGCACTATGTTTAAACATGATTGTGAAGAATGAGTCTCACATCATAAAAGATAAGTTGACTAAACTGTTGCAAAAAATTAAATTTGATTACTGGGTTATATCGGACACGGGCTCAACAGATAAAACAAAGGAAATAATTACCGATTTTTTCAAAGAAGTCGGAATTCCGGGTGAAATATATGAAGATGACTGGGTTGATTTTGCTCACAATCGAAACAGAGCGCTAGAATACGCATTTGGAAAAAGCAAATACTTGCTAGTATTTGACGCGGACGATGAAATATGCGGTGATTTTGTGTTGCCGGAATTAACAAGGGATTCTTATAGTTTGCAATTTGGAAGTTACACACGACCGCAAATTGTGAATAATCGTAAACGGTGGAAATATGTCGGTGTTTTACATGAGTACATTTGTTCTGCTGATTCTAGAATTAATGACGCAAATACGGAAACTATAAAAGGACCCTATCATGTTATATCTGGTAGAAGCGGAAATAGAAACCTTGACAGTAACAAGTATTTGAAAGATGCAATTATTTTAGAAAAGGCATATAATGATGCAGTAAATGCAAAAGACGACATACACATTAGGTATGGTTTTTATTGCGCAAATAGTTATTACGATTGTGGAAAATATGAAAACGCGATTTCATGGTATAAAAAAACACTTGAGAATGGCGGGTGGGCTCAGGAGAAATACGTGTCTTGTTTAAAACTTTACAATTGTTATGACAACCTGGATAAAAAAAAAGAGGGATTTTTTTATCTTATCAAGTCGGCAGAGTATGACAGAGAGAGGGCGGAATGTTATTATGAGCTTATAAAATATTATTCTGGCTCGGGGTTACACAATGTTGCACATGGATATTATGGCGTATTACGAGATTTTTATCGAGACACTTATTTGAATGACGATTTAAATAATAAATTATTTGTAAATATGAGTATATCCGAATTTCATTTGCCTTATTACGTTATAATTGTTTGTGAAAAAATGCGCGATTATGATACAGGAATACACATGTATAGAATTATTTTTACAAAGAAATGCAAAATATTCGACAAATGGCTCGTGGGCAACATGTTGTATAATTTACAATTTTTTACCGAACACGTTAAAGAGGAAGATAAATCGGCATTTTATTCGTTATTTCAAGAATATGTAGATTTTCTTATTGCCAATAATTATCCGTTATCTGATCACAAACATGAATTTATGAAGACTTATGAAAAATATGGCATTGTTGTCCCATCGCGTTTCGAGTCTGTATCTGTATCTAAGGATAAGGAAGAGTGTTCAAGAAGTAAAAAAATATTGTTTTATTCTGGATTTGCTCCATTTGCTTGGAATTATACGTACAGCACGCAGCACGCACTAGGTGGTTCTGAAACCGCGCTGGCAAATCTTTCCAAGTTGTTTCCATCAGATTTTGAGATTTATGTTGCCGGTAATGTGTTGGAAGAGAAAATAGCAAACAATGACAACGGTCACACAAATGTTACATATGTAAACATTCAAAATCTCTCCAACTTGGTTAAAACAAACGTTTTTCACACGGTGATTGTTTCAAGATATGTTGGATTTTATGATATGTTTCCTGAAACGGCGTATTACCAATCATTCATTTGGGGGCACGATATCGTACTGCTGTCGAGTGGTTCAAACATGGACGTGGAATCAATATTGAGAAAATGGTCTGATAAAATCACGGGTTGTGTTTGTCAAACGGAATGGCATAAAAAATTGTTTGTAACGAATTATCCAATGCTGAAAGATAAGATATTTGTAATCAATAATGGAATTATTTTGGATAAATTTATAAATAAACCGGTAAAAATTCCAAATCGGTTCATATATACTTCATGCAGCGAAAGAGGATTAGAACGGTTGCTCAAATTGTGGCCTCAAATAATTGAAAAAATACCTGATGCTGAATTGTATATCAGTTCTTACAACCGGTTTCCATCGAATGAGTTTGAATTTAGACTGCGTGATTTCATAGATAGACATGAAGGCGTCAAACACGTTGGTTCTTTAAATAAGGCGCAACTGTATGAGATGATGGCAAGTGCAGAATACTGGTTGTATCCAACAAGTTTCAGTGAAACTTCTTGCATTACGGCAATGGAAATGCTTATGTCAGAAGTAATTTGCATATATTATCCGTTGGCCGGACTTAATAATACATTAGGAAAATATGGAATTCAGGTTATTCCTGGCACTGAAATTCAAAGTATTATGAACTTGAGCGAGGAAAAAAAGACAGAAATGAAAATAAATGGAAAGGAATATGCAATGTCGTGTTCATGGGAAAATCGGGCAAAAGAGTGGGCTGGTGTGTTGGGGTTGAATACTGATAGCGAATTACTTTTTTTACAAAATTTATCAAAAAATGAAAAGAGAATGTTTTATTTGTATGAAACTATATCTATGCCACAAGCGCATACAAACATATTAAAAAAAATTAGTGAAACATTCACACCAAATGTTATATATGATATTGGTGCATCAACACTACATTGGACGAAAGCAGCTAAAAATATTTGGCCTAATTCCGAATTTTGCGCATTTGATGCTATTGAAGAAGTTGAAAAATTATATAAATCTGAAAATATAAAATATAATATTGGTGTCATAAGCGACCAAGATAATAAGATAGTCAAATTTTACGAAAATAAAGAGAATCCTGCTGGCAACTCTTATTATAAAGAAATAGGACATCCTAACTCTGTAAATGTTTATCCAGAAAATTCATATATAGAGAGAAAATCAATGACATTAGAAACTGTTGTAAAACGTAACAATTTTTTATTACCAGACTTGGTGAAAATAGACGTACAGGGCGCAGAACTTGATATTTTAAAAGGAGGTCAAACCATTATTAATAAGGCAAAATATTTAATTATAGAACTACAAAATGTTGAGTACAATCGAGGCGCACCATTAGAAAATGTAACTATTGAATATCTACAATCTAATGGTTGGGAAATTGTTGAATCCAAGTTTTCGAATAATGGTCCTGATGCGGACTACTTGTTTATAAATACAAATTATAGAGCTGATAAAATTTTAAATAATGATTATATTATTAAAATTGTAAATCTTGAAAGACGTTCTGACAGAAAAACAGATATGATTAATAAACTAAGTGAAAAAATGGTAAATAATTATGAATTTTTTGAAGCAGTCGATGGAAATGTATTAGAACCATCTGTATTTATTAAAAATTTATTTAAAAATAATGATTTTAATTATCGTAAAGGAGTTATTGGTTGTGCATTAAGTCACTATGAATTATGGAATAATTTAATAAATGATGATAAATATTCATATTATGTAATTTTAGAAGATGATATTGAGCTTGTAGATAATTTTAATGAATATATAGAACAATCTATATCTATTATTCAAAAACAAGATATTAAATATGCTTTAATAGGGGGTTATCAAATTAAAGATAAACTAACATCTGCTGATATAATATCATTTGATAAAATTACGACTCCAATATGTTCTGGCGCATTTGGATATATTATAAGTAAAGAAGGATGTAAAGTTTTGGTTAATTATTTAAATAAAAATGGAATTAATACAGCAATTGACCATTCAGATTTATATACAAGTTGCTTAGATATGTATAGAATTAATAAATACATTGTCAACGCAGAATCATTACAAATACATGGTAACAATGACACCGATATACAATTTAATTATGATTATTTAAAATTTGAAAATATACCTACTTACACAGTGTCTTTTGTTGACTGGTGGAGTGAAGAGTATTGTGGAGGAACTTTTGATGTTAATAATAATTTTTTTATAAAACTATTGTCTGATTTTTATGATATAAAAGTGGTTCCCCCAGAAGAGAATCCAGATATACTTTTCTACAGCGTTTTTGGGAATAATCATTTAAATTTAAACGCTGGAAGAAAAGTTTTTTATTCTGGAGAAGCTATACCTCAAGATACTAATGCCGACTTTAATATTACGTTTGACAACGATAATGATAGTAATTGTAGATTACCTTTATGGTTATGTTATTTAAATGATACTATTATAAATGACTATACAAATAAAATAAATTATAATGTAATTGCGCCCAAAAAATCTAAATTCTGTTCAATAATATGTCAACAAGATAATGTGGAAAATACAAGGTCTGAAATAGTTAATAAACTTTCAAAATATAAACGTGTTGACTGTGGTGGAAAATTTATGAATAACATTGGTTATGTAGTACCAAGAGGAATTAATTGTTCTGGGAAAATTGAACATAATAATAATTATAAATTTGTAATAGCATTTGAAAACAAGGACTATCCAGGGTATGTTACAGAAAAAATATGTGACGCTTATAAATCAAAATGTATTCCTATTTATTGGGGAACAAAAGATGTTGTAAAAGATTTTAACCCAAATACTTTCATTAATGCTAATGATTTTGTTAGTATGGATGAACTTGTGGAATTCATCATAATGGTTGATAATAATGATAAATTATATGCTAGTTATTTTAAAGAACCAATTTTAATATCATATTGGATGGATATTATTATAAATAAAAATAATCATTATTTTAAAGATTTAGCACAAAATATAGTTATTAATAATAAATATTATTCTGCTAATATACAAAGTACAGAATATTTATCGCTATCAAGTATTGTAGATAATATGTTAACAGACAAAAATACTAGACATTCATATTTAGAATTGTATGAAAGTATAATGCATAAAAATAAATTTACAGCAAAAAATATTCTTGAAATAGGCATAGATGTTGGAGGTTCAATGAAACTATGGAATGATTATTTTATTAATGCTACTATTTATGGTTTAGATATAAATGAATCTCCTAATTTTTTAAATAAATACCCACGTATTAATACATTTAAGATAAATGCGTATACGATTGACAGTGTTAATTATTTTGTTGAAAAAGACATAAAGTTTGATTTTATTATAGACGATGGTCCACACACACTTGAATCAATGATTTTTACGTTGATTCATTATTCAAAACTATTAACACCTCAAGGAGTACTGATTATTGAAGACATACAATCTATAGAATGGGCATATTTATTTGAAAAAATAACTAACAAATATAAAGAAAATACACATATATATGATTTACGAGAAAACAAAGGTAGATATGATGATATAGTATTTACGTTTACAAATAGTAACATTGAAAATATTGAATTTATTGATTATAATATAGAATATGGTCTTGATGACAATAAAATAAATATAACACATAAAGTAATGTCTCATTCGTTGAATAAAGAATTTATTGAAATACCAACAGATGACGTACTTAGAGCTGAATTATACGGCGACATTTGTTGGGGAGTTGTTAAAAGTATTTACATAACTACAAAAGACGGTAGTGTAACAAAGTGTAAAGATAATTATCCTATTATTTTAGATTGGAAAGGCATATTAATAAAAAAACCGAATTTTTTATATAAGCTATCTGCTTGCTTATTGATTAAAAATGAAACAGAAAATTTAAATGATTGGATTGAACATTATATTAATGAAGGTGTTGAACATTTTTTTATAACTTCAAATAATAGTACAGATGGAATAGATAATTTTATTTCAAATAGTGAATATAAAAATATGATAACATTAATAACTGATAATAGTGACATTAATATTTATAATGATCAACTTGAACATCGCAATTTTTTGTGTAAAAATTTTTATAATATTATTAAAAATTCTACTGAATGGTGTATATTAGTGGATATTGATGAATTTATGTATGGAAAAAATGGTTATACGCTTTCAAGTTTTATTGATACACTTGATGAAGATATTGGTTGTTTTTATGTTTATTGGAATATTTTTAAACCAACGGTTGATTCTGAAAATAAAATAAGTGACCAGTTCTCTTTGAAAAAATCATGTAAACGAATAAATTTGGATTTGATATCAGATTTATCTTATGAGATAAAATTTGCTTCAAAATTTGGAAAATCAATTTTTAGAACATCAATGCTTCAAGACCACACACAATTATGGATACACAAAGTTCTTACTTCAGGAAAAATTATTACCAATTATGGTAATATATCTAATTATAATTATGATAATATTGATGACATATGTTGGTCTGAATTTAATTATACAAAAGTAAATATTTGTTTAAATCATTATGCTATTAGAAATAAAAAAGATTATAATAATAAATCATGTCAACTTGAAAATAAACATAGGTATCCATTTGTTAAAGGATTATTAGATATTTGTGAATTAGATAATAAGTATATTATTGAAGATGATTATATTTTAAAACATATTTGTATTCAAAATAATACTATATTTAAAATAGGATTTTATGATAATGGATTATCAGAAAGAGGAACTTCAACAATGATGTTTTCTTATGCTGATTATGCCGAAAAATATTTTAAATGTAAAAGTATTATATTTTATAATAGAACACATTATTCAAATAACAATGAAGTAATAGATAAATTTAGAAAGAGATTTGTTGTATATGATATTGATAATTTTGATGAGATTAACAACATAATTGTGGAAAAAAATATTAAATATTTCTATAATACTTGTGCTGGAAAAAGAAATTGTACAGAGTTAGTTAAAAATTGTAAAAATCTTATTCATGCTGTATTCGATATTGAGCCATTTGGCGATATTTATGCTGGAATTTCAGATTATATTGTTAAAAAAAGTAAATATCCTGATATTGATGCTATTCCTTATATGATTGATTTACCAATTCATAATGAAAACATGAGACACGAATTAATTTTACCTGATAATGCTTTTATTATAGGCAGAATAGGGGGTTATAAACAATTTGATGTTCCTGAAGCACATAATGCTATTATTAAATTTCTCAATTCTTTAAATGATACAAATCCTGTAAATTATTTTATATCTAAAATAAATACGCGGCAGCAGCAAAATTCCAATAATAAAAATCACACTTATAAGAATGAAACTAATCGTAAAGTATATTTTGTTTTTGTAAATACAAATAGATTTTATGAACACCCACAAATTATTTATTTGGATAAAATTATTGATCCTTATTTAAAAGTAAAATATATAAATACTTGTAATTGTATGATTCATGCTCGTAGTGATGGTGAAACATTTGGTTTAGCTGTAGGAGAATTTTCATCATTAAATAAACCCATTATTACATGTAGAAGCAATTTAGATAACTGTCATTTAGAGATACTAGGAGATAAGGCAATAATATTTGATTCAACTGATTCATTAATAACTATTTTAGAAAATATTCAAACAATATCTAATAGTCGTGATGATTGGAATACATATAAAGAGTATACACCTGAAAAAGTAATGACACAATTTAAAGATGTATTTTTATCTAATGAGAATATGTATTTATAATTTCTTAATAGTAATTTAATTTTAATCTTAATAGTAATTAAAGAGAATCATTTAGTTATAGTTATTAATGGTAAAAAAAATTATATTAACTGGAGGCTGTGGTTTTATAGGACATCATGTTGCTGAATATATACATAAAAATACCGATTGGGATATTATTATTTTAGATAAATTATCATATGCTAGTATGGGATTAAATCGTTTACGAAATAATTTGTTGTTATTTTCACCTCGAGTTAAAGTTTTTACAATAGACCTTTCTAACCAAATTTCAGTTGGAATTAAAAAAGAAATTGGAAATGATGTAAATTATATTATTCATATGGCTGCAGAAACACATGTAGATAATAGCATACTTGACCCAAAAAATGTTATTACAAATAATATAAGTAGCACATTAAATTTATTAGAATGGGTAAGAGAAATTAAAGATTTAGAAATATTTTTTTATTTCAGTACGGATGAGGTATTTGGACCTGCTCCAGTAGGTACGTTATATAAAGAATGGGATAGACATAGACCAACAAATCCATATTCTGCTTCTAAATCTGCTGCTGAAAATATATGTATAGCTTATGAAAATACTTATAATATTCCTTTAATGATTGTTAATGTTATGAACGCTTTTGGTGAAAGACAACATGTAGAAAAATTTATTCCAATGTGTGTTAAGAAAATATTAAATGATGAATTAATTTATATACACTCATATCCAGATAAAATCACTCCTGGAACAAGATTTTACATTCACAGTCAAAATATTGCTAGTGCTGTATTATTTCTTATAAATAATGGAAAAATAGGAGAAAAATACAATATATCTGGAGAAAAAGAAGTTTCAAATTTTGAAATAGCTCAATTAATTTCTAAGTTTATAGGAAAAGATTTAAAATATGAAATGATAGATTTTCATTCCACTAGACCAGGACACGATATTAGATATGGATTAGATGGAAACAAATTATATGAACTAGGTTGGAATCCAAAATTTAATTTTGAAAAATCATTGGAAAAAACAGTAAAATGGACATTAGAAAATTTAGAATGGTTAGAAGAATAAATAAAAAAAAGCTTAAAGAATTATTGATTTACATATACTAGGTATTAGTGGTTTTGTGGCAAATGGAATATTTGGTTCGGGTTAATAAATAATTAATATAAGTTTAAATATATTTAAACTTATATTTTTAAAAAATAAATATGGAAAAGGAAATAATTATTAAAGAATTCGATTGCGAAGATAATTATAATGAATACTTAGAATTAATGTATGAATTTACAAATTATAAAAAAGATGTAACTATTGAAGATTTTAAAAATTATGTTAATCAAAAAACTAAGTTAAGAATCATTATTTTAAAAAATAAAGAAAATAAAATAATTGGTGCGGGAACAATATTTAACATAGAAAAACTACACAATAATTCAATTGGACAAATTGAAGATGTTATAATTAGTGAAAAATATAGAGGTAATGGTTTAGGTAAATTAATTATTGAAAAATTAGTAGTTGTTGGTTTAAATGACTTTAGATGCTACAAAGTTATTTTAAATTGTTTAGATAAAAATATAGATTTTTATAAGAAATGTAATTTTACTATATCAGGCGTTCAAATGCGTGCTACTAATAAATAATTTGTACATACTTATCAAAATAATGGATAAAAATTTTAAAATATAATATAATAATATTATTAAATATTATGATTATTAAATATTATGATTATTACTTTAGGTTACCGATGTAATATTACTTTTTTAAATGAAGGATTACATTTAAAAAAAGAAACTGGCGTATTTGAATGGTTAGAAAGTAGAAACCTACAATATATAACAGACGTAATTAATACAATAACACTTAATCCCTTATCAAGTATTATTTATGGTGGTACAGATAATAAATATATTTATTTATTAAATAGTAATTTTTTAACTGGTCATTATAATGTAGAAGAATTTAAAATAATATTTAAAAGAAGATATGATAGATTTATTAATAATATACATAAAGAAGAAAATATATATTTTGTTCGTTTAAATCCGTTGGGTGAAAATACAAGTAAAAATGAAATAGAATTATTTATAGAAAGCATAAAAAGAATAAATCCAAATATTAAATTTAATTTTTTACTTATAGACACTATAAATAATGATTGTGATTTTAACTTTATTACTATAGACGTTGATAACGTAATATTTCATCACAAATATTTTTATGTAAATGATTTTAAGGATATTAATGACATTTTTATGCACGGTTGCGTAACTATATATAAAAAATATAAAAAAATATTAGAAGATATTGGGTATAATGTAAATGATATAATATCTGATACTACGTTTTCTGATAGGTCGCAATTTTGAAAATAAAGAAAATAAATTAATTGGAGCAGGCACTATATTTAAATTATAAAAACTACACAATAATTAAATTGGACAAATTGAAGATGTTATAATTAGATGAAAATTTTTTTAATGAAACTTTTTTAAATAAAATAAACCAAATAATTCGTAATATTACTCATATATATATATAAATATATAATATATATATTTATATGAGTGTAAATTTAATTATATGTACATATGGTGCCAAATATAGTATAATTGATAAAAAAAATTATCTTAAAATATCACTATCAATTTTAAACAATATTAATACAAGTGTTGACAGAATTACTATTATGAAACCAAAAATAGATAAAGAGGACATTCCTTATCAAAATTATTATAATTTTGATGATATTGAAATTTCAAACATTAAAAATAAAATTAAAGTTGTAGAATGTGAAAATATAGGAATTAGTTACGGTCAATTTTTAACAGGAATATGTAATGATTTAAATTTCGATTATTATATTTTTACAGAAGATGATTACATTCCTTTTTATGATAATTTTGATATTTATTTAAAAAATGAAGTTAATGTTTTAAATAGTTATTTATGTATTTTTTATTATAAAAATAAAAAGTGGATTTTAAATGATAATTTATATAATTATAGGAATGAATTTATTAATATTAATTCTTATAATAAACAAATTATAAATAAAATGAATGAACCTTTTTTTGTTCCAGATCATTCTTGTGGAATTATCTCAAATAAAACATTTATAAAAGTTTTAAATACATTTGGTTCCTTGGATAATTTATTGAAACTATTTAGAGTTAACTGTGAAAAACGACACATATGGACTCATCAAATTATATTTGGATATATGTTTTATTTAAGTGATGTACATATAGAAGATTTATGTTCAAAAAATCTTCCATTATTTTATTCAACTGGTGCATGTGTTAACATTTGTTATGATGATAGTACTATAAATATTGAAAATCTAAATGAAAATATTAATTACCATTTAGATATTCCAATTTTTGTTCCACTTGAATTTTTTTATCCGTATTACCAAAATTACAATATTAATAATTTAAAAAAATATATAAAGGATTTTGATAATTTTTTAAACAAATATAATAAATTAAATTCAGAAATGAAATTATTATCTACCAACCTTCTTTAATTGAATTTACAATGTAATCTAAATCTGTTTTTTCTAACCACCAACCAACAGGAATACAAATTAATTCTTTTTCAAGAGCACTTATATTTGGTAATTCACATATAAATTCAGAAACACACGTATTTAAATCATTTCTATTATGTACTTGACTTGTTGATATTCCATATTCTTTCATTTTTTCTACAAAATCATTTTTTCTATTAACTTTCATACTAAATAACCAACAAGCACTTTTACGATCATTTTTATTTTCTAATAATGTTATATCATCAGTATTTAGCAAATTATCATATAAATATTGATTATTATATCTATTTTTTTCTAATAATGTATCAATATGAGGTAAATTATATAACCCTATTGTTGCATTAATATCATTCATATGAAATTTGTAACCCCATTCCATAATATCATTTTCTAAACGAAAGTCTTTTCTATTATAATTTCTTTTATCTCTATCAATACCAAACCATCTTAATAATTTTGCTCTTTCATATAATTTTTGGTTAGGAAGTATTATTAAACCACCATCTCCTGTTGTTAAATGTTTAATAGCTTGTAAGCTAAATACACAAATATTGCCATGACAACCTAGTTTTTTATTTTTATAAGAAGCACCAAATGCATGAGCGCAATCCTCTATTATTTTAAAACGATATCCATAATTAATATAGTGCTCATCTTGAAGTACTTTTAATGAATCCAAATCAACTGGATATCCTCCCCAATGAACTATATATATAATTTTTGTATTCATATTTAATTTATTTCTAATATCATCAATACATACATTAGCTGTATTATTATCAGTATCAATCCATTTAATTTTACAATTATTTTGTAATATTGAAGCATTTGTAGCAAAACATGTTAGTGCTGGAGATAAAACATAATCTTCGTTTATATTAAATCCAGGCCATTCATTTTCTACTTCAGCATTCATTAATAATCTTAATGCTAGTGTTAAACCAGAAGTTGCTGAATTTAATGTTAAAATATAATTATTATTGAAATATTCTTTTAATTTCTCTTCAAAATTTTCTACTTGAGGACCTTGTGTTATAAGTCCTGACATAATAATGTCATTTACGGGTTTTATTACATCCTCAGACATAAAAACTTTAAATAAAGGTATACTCTTACTTGACATGTTTATATTTAATAATGTTATCATGTATTTAAATGATTATCATCGAAAAATTTTATTATTTTAGACTCTGTATTTGTTTTTTTGAAATTTATATATGTTTGTCTTGTTATTTCTTCTATTGTTTTAACATTTTGTTTCATATAATAATCAACTGTCGTTTCAATATAGTCATATTTTGCCATTATTATATTTTCCTGTAATGTAAGTATATTTTCTTGATAATTAGAATCAATATAACTTGGTTTTTCAGTTATTACAAATATTTTATTTGAATATAGTAATGATAGTCTATAATAATCAAAAGGCATATTCATTTCTGTGCTATATATATTTAAAATAATTTTGCTTTTTTTAATTACATTACAGTACTCAGTAATATCTGTAATAAATGTGTGAATTTCTACTTTATATTTTTTTTGTAATTTTTTAAGAATATTAAGTCTTCTTTCATTTGGATTACCCACAAATAAAATATCTATAGGTTTTTTATCATAATCAATATTATTAGTATTATATATTTCTTCTAATAATGGTGAATATTCAAGAGGTATAAATATACTTTTTGTGATATTGATATTGAACTCGTCATAATATTTAAAATTTAAAGGACTATATTCCCATACATAAATATTTTCTTTATTTTTTTTGAAACAATCTTTCAAACTTTCTTGATCTTTTTTGCTATGACTTAAAAAAAAATCTGCATTTATGAATATTATTTTTTTGTTTTCTAAATCAATATTATTAATGTATTCAAAATAATTCATAAACATGATTAAACATTTTGTAGAAGGATTATGATTATTTATATTATCTATAATATTGACATTCATATTATTTTTAATTAAAGTATTATAAACAACTGTTAAATAAATTGTAAATGGTAAATATCTAGTAGGATGAAATATCTCTATATTTTTCATTTATATATAAATTATATTTAATATTATTCCTAATATATCCTTCGTTAATATAAATAAATTTATTCTTCTATAACATTTTTCTAATTAAATATTTAAAATAAATAAAAATAAATAATTAGAAAAATGTTATAAAAGTAAAATATAATTTTGGCACTTATATTTTGATTTGGTTAAGTGTGTAATTCGATAAATATTTATGAAAAATATTTAGAGAGACATCAGTAAATAACTATATAAGATATTAATAGTACATAAACAACGATGCAGATTTTTGTAAAAACACTCACTGGAAAAACAATTACTCTAGAAGTAGAGTTGAATGACACGATAGCTTCACTGAAAGCAAAAATTCAAGACAAGGAGGGCATTCCACCAGACCAACAGCGATTAATTTTTTCCGGAAAACAGCTGGAAGATGAGCGAACATTGGCTGATTACAACGTGCAAAAGGAAAGCACACTCCATCTTGTGCTTCGGCTTCGCGGAGGTATTTTTAAAGTGTAATAAATTATATATTCAAAGATACTTAAAGATGTCTCGCTAATAATGTTATAGAAAGGCAATTAAGCAATTCAACAAGCATACAAAATGGCAACGAGTGGACAAAAGATGGCGGGATGTGTAAAGTGGTTTAATATGAAGACTGGTTTTGGTTTTTTGACTGTGGTTCGGGGTGGTGGTAGTGGCGAGCTTAAAGTTGGAAGCGAGGTTTTCGTGCATCATTCAAATGTTAAAGTTCAGGAGGAGCAGTACAGGTTCTTGGTTCAAGGTGAGTACGTGGAGTTTGATATGTCGAATGTTGCAAATGGTCAGCATTCTTGCCAGGCGACGAATGTGACGGGCATGTTTGGCGGAAAGTTGATCTGCGAGACGCGCAATGATGCGCGCCAGTCGTCTTCGTCGCAACAGCAGGGTGGTCGCGGTGATGATGAAGAGGATGATGGTGACGGCGGTGACGCATATGTGCCGGTTTTGAGGAGGACGGCAAGTTCGGCAGCGCCATCATCCTCCTCCTCATCATCATTCAAGACGCGTGGTGGCGCCAGTGGTGGTCGTGGCGATGATGCGCCTCGCACTCGTGGTCGCAGTTGAATCTTCTTGAAAAAAGTTGAATCTTTTTGAAAAATGAATAAAATAATGATTTAGAATTTAAATTATTATTTATATTAAATATATTCAAATACTTATTTACAAGATGGATAATAATAGTGTTGAAATGGAAGTGATGGAATCTGACTGTGAGGAGACGAGGTTATCAAAGCTGAAGGAGGATATTTTATCGGTGATGGCATGTGTGTTAAATTATCTGAGTGTTTCATCATATGAACATTACTACACGCTACATCATGAACAGTGTCGAAAGAATATGAATTATACTTATGAGAAAGGAATAAAAATAAAGAGTGCGATAACGCTTGAAAGCTGCAAACATTTTTACGAGTGTTTGAAATGGCTGGAGAGCGTAACAGATACGGATGACCCTGATTATTACGAATTTAGAAGGAAGTTGAGACGGTTTGTAATATCGTTGGCATCGATTAGACCATTGTCATCATCATAAAAAAATTATTTTACTTATTTATTTGCTTTTACTTTTTTATTTGCTAGTAAAAATGCTTTTTTTGTGTGACTGCATCCATTTTTTAAAATGTCGTAGTCAACGACGGATGCATTTCCGCCGGTAATGGAACTTGCCAAACGAGCTAAACCCCAAGATTGCGGTGTTTGGTTAGGTCGTGAACCGGAGGAGTAATATGCACCTTCGCCTTTACGCACAATTTTTTTCAATGCGCCTAAAGAACATCCGGTTTTACGTGCTAGTTCGTTGCTTGGAGTAACGTTATCAATATTGTAAATTCGTTTGGCATTTTCAATATGAGAAGATTTTTTACTCTTGAAAGAGGGAACATTTTTCCGCGTGTAGTATTTGTTGCTCTTGTATAATTTCCGCGATTTCATCAACATTCCAAGTTGGCGCTTTTTGTCCTTGCTTGACAGCTGTTTTGGAATGTAGCGTGCAGGAAGAGATGTGCGATTGTATTTTTTTGTTTTTCGAATATGCATTCTATTGTTTATGAATTATATATATAATATATTATAAATTATAAATGTTATAAAATAATTATAATTTATAAATATTATCAAATTATTTATATGCATTGATGATATGCTTTGCGATAACAATTATACCCAATGAAGCGATGAAATAATTCACGATTTTGTGATGTTCTACAGAGGGCGAGAACAATGGCGCAATACAAGAAATGGCTGAACACAAATAACCTATGGTTATCATAACGATAATGAATAATGGAATTGTCACAACATCCATAACTAATAATGCAAAAAGAATTATAATACCAATTGTCCTAATTATTATTGCAAATTCCTTCAGTTTCATCATATTGCGTTTAATTTATATATCACTATAAAAAAATAAAAAATATCAATAATAAATAACAGTTTATTTTTTATTTACTTAGCTAGAACCACCACCCACCTCGTCGGCTTCCGCATCCATCACAATCTGAAGCAAACCAACAGTCAGTTGCCCTCCATCCCGGATACTGACAACCCCACCCGTTACCAGTATTAATGCATCCATTTCGACAATTATAATTAACACCATACGAGTAGGGGTTTAAATATATGGGTTGCATGTATTGTCTTCCCCACCAGCCGCCGCCCCAGCCGCCGCCGCCACCTCCATAACCGTGCCGACTTCCACTACCATGAGGATGTCCTCGCCCTCCATTACCTTGATGAGACTCAATGATGGTGGAATTTTGTTTATAAAATGAAAATAAAATAATTACAGATATTGATGCAATACTGGCTAAAATAACATAGAATATTTTTGACATTGTATTATATTATTTATATATAAAAAATAATATAGCACAATGGTAATAATGGTCGTGGTCACATTTATAGTGACTCCTTGTTGAAGAAAATTTGTCGAAATTGTGTCATTTCTTTATCTGTAAATATGTTTGTCAAGAAGTCGTTCGGCGTTTTAGTTTCTTTTAAAAGGTTGGAAATCATAAAAAGTGAATAAATTCCGCACTCCGTGTTGCTTTTTTGATGTTGTCTATCATTTACAATATATTTGAAGTTCATCCCGATTTCTTTTCCCTGTTTAATGATTTTCTTGGCAAACTTATTAATTTCTTTGGACGGCGGGTCGCCAGTGCTGTCGAAGAAGAAAATGAATTGTTGTTTGATGTTGATGAAGAGAGATATCCAGTGCGAGCCGGATAAATAGTGGGGGTCAGTGTTGAAAATGATTCCAATTTTATTTTTATTATTGGCTGGATTCAAGTAAGTTTTTATGTCGAAATTGCACAATTCTTCGTACACGCATGATGAGTCACCCTTTGGAGTTTTATCGAAATCAATCGGCGAAGGACCAATAAATTCAAAAAAAGGAAATGCATCTTCGTACTGTTTCATAACTTTTGAAATGTCAACACTGGAAAGCCACTCGTGTGGATTTTTATTCCACGTTTTCGGGCTTTCAGGTGCAAAATAATTGAATAAATTCTTTGTTGCAGATGCGCCTTCGTTAAACAGTTGTCGCATCCAGCATGATTCCTTGTTACACACGCTTCCCAATCCTGTTTTCAGTGATTCCCATATTTCTTTTACATCATTGCTATTTATTAATGCGTCTGGATGACGTGAATTCCAACTGTCTCTAAGTTTTATAATGGCATTTGTAGTATAACATGTGAAATCTTTTTCTTGAGTTGGACCACACGAAAGTGTTTTGAAAGTTTTATCTAAATTTGAATCAGTTGATTCACTTTCATTTTTTTGTGAATGTTTTGGTTTTCTTCGAATACTTTTTATTTTTTTGGTAGGGGGTGGCATTTATATTTAAAATTTATTTTAATTTTTAGTTTCTTCTGATTTAAATTGATTGGTGGTGGTAGTGGGCAGTTTATCTTTTTTATTTTTTTGTTTTTTCAGTCCTTTATATTTAAATGATGGGTCTTTGGGATTGAATTTGAATTGTTGCGGGAAAACAACCGGTTCTTTTTTCTGTGATGATGATTTTTTTATAACATAAGTATCAAGTGTAAGTTTTTTTACTTCTTTTGGTTTGAAACAAAGTTCGTTTGCTTTGTTTAATTCGAATCCGTTGAGCGCGTCGAGTTTGTTGACACATGTGCAGTTCTGTTGCTGTGAGGTTTGTTCGCCTGCGATAACTCCCATGCAGACGTAGCATTTTTGAATAGCGTCACTTTGGTCTTCAAATTTCAAGTGGGAAATGCACGCCTTCATGTACATGTTGAATGCGCCATTCAATGTAACATTAACATCTTTCATTTCATTTTTAAAAAGGTCTTTTGTAATTGAAATTATTCTTTTTCGATAAAATTTTAAATCTCTCTTAAATCCCGTGTCATATTCTATATTATTTTTTCGAAGGTATTTTTCATACTGTGCGACATTTACCATATATTCTAGAGTTGCGTCATCGACGGAATTCAAAGAAGTGTTCATAAAATGAATGTAATGTAATAATAAATTATATAGTATATATGTTTATTATATAATTTATAAAACAAATTATGGTTATATTTTATTTTTACTTTACAAATAAGTTACAAATTTTTGACATCAGTTCGAGTTGAGTTATTGAAAAACTTATTTGCAATATTGTGTTCATTGGGATTATGAGGACAAAACTGCTGACGATTGAAAAGGTCAGGAAACGGCTGTTTCACATAATTTTCTGGAACGTGCACATTGTAGAGGTCGCTTTTTGAAGACGGAACATATTCGGCTTGTTCGCAATTTTGAAGTGCAAAGAATTGATTTCTGAGAGAAGATTCTGTGTTGATTTTTGAAGAAAAACCGGACCACGGTGCTTGCGCATTTCCTGGATTGAATGTGGTCTCTGGACTGAACTGCGGATATTCACCCATGGCAACAGTGGGGGTCGCGCGCTGGTCTAAAATTGGCATGATTGAATATTTGCTTAGAACCGGTCGCATGCTGTACTGCGGCTGAAGAGGCGCAGATGGCACATTTCGAACGGTGATTCGGTCATTCAGCTCTCTAGACCTTTCTTGGTTGCATAAATATAATTTGTTTACGACGCCGAACATTTTATATGATGTAAGAGTTATGTGCGTATATTTATATATGTATTAGAAAATATTTATTATTAATTAATTATTATTATTATTATTATTATTATTATTATTATTATTATTATTATTAATATAATAATATGTGAATTTTGAAAACTTAAAAAATAAATTGAAAATTAAAACATCTATGTAAACACTTTACACACACGACGACAACACACACGTTTTACTATACACATAATGTTCAACATTGGAGGCGGAGTCCCACATATTACTAAACTTGCAACGGCTTTTGTCGCTATAGGAAAAAAAAATATCAGTAGCAGCACGCGTGGACGTGCATTTGGAATAAATAGTTACTCTGACCGTGACCGTTTTTCAAACTATAATCCAGATGACATGGCAAACATTGCAAATGCCAGGCGATTTATGGATGACTGCATGAGACGAAGTGTCCAATCCGGAGGAGAAGATTCTTCCTCTTCTGGAAACTTCAAGTGTGAAATTACAAAAAAAAATAAAAGGGCAGGTGAAGTAGATTGCAACTGTGAGTTTGTCTGCATGGCAAAGGTTTCGGAAACAATGCTCATTCACCAACAACAAGGAAAGAGAGAAGAAGACAAAAAGTAAATTGAGAATAATTAATTTGTTAAATCAACATAGATATATCTTGTAATATATAGTTATGATTCTACTACTCGACTAAACAATAAATTATAAAAATGTGCGGAATTTATTACTATGAGAATCGGTTGACAAGGTTTATGGAAATGAAAAAACTTAAAGCGATTCAAAATTCGTTTTATAAGACAAGTCATCGTGGACCTGATAATTCTATTTTTTTGAATGAAAAAACGAAGAATAATTCACACAGGTGTTTTGGATTTCATCGTTTGGCAATTAATGGTTTAAGCAGTGCTGGGAATCAGCCATTAAAGTTAAAAAAATGCACACTAGTGTGTAATGGCGAAATTTACAATTACAAACAACTTATTGAAGAATTTGGGATGCAAGATGAATACAGTGTTGGTGGGTCAGACTGTGAGATTGTTATTCATTTGTTTCGGAAAATTGGAATGGAAGAAACGTTGAAACGGCTTGACGGCGTGTTTGCGCTGGTTTTAGTGGATCATGACAGTGAAAAGTTGTATGTTGGTAGAGACCCGTTTGGAATTCGGTCTTTATTTTATGGGTCAACACAGGGATACGCGGCAGATATTACGGTGTCAAGCGAAATCAAATCAATGGAGCATTGTTTGGGTGCATATGTAAAACAATTTCCGTCGGGATGTTGGGGTGAATACGAACTGGGACATTTATCCATTCGACCTTATTACAGCGCGCTAACAGTTCGCACCACCTGCGACGTTGGGTTGGAGCAGTATTCTCCATACGACTACGTTTTTAAAACGGTGCAAGATACCGAAGCAAACATTTGCGCAAATATTAAAATGTTACTGGAGTCGGCAGTTAAAAAACGGCTAATGTCGGAGCGCGCCGTCGGTTCACTGCTTTCTGGCGGGTTGGATAGCACGCTCGTAACAGCAATTCTGTGTAAAAACATGGACCCTTCAAAGTTGAACACGTACAGCATTGGGCTGAGCGGTTCGGTGGATTTAATGTGGGCAAAGCGCGCGGCAAAATTCTTGGGAACGCGCCACCACGAAGTGTGTTTGACCGAAAAGGAATTTCTGGATGCAATTGAAGACACAATCTATCAAATTGAGAGCTACGATACAACATCGGTCCGCGCATCTCTTCCGAATTTTTTGGTTAGCAAATACATTTCACGAACATCAAATGATGTGGTTATATTTTGTGGCGACATGTCCGATGAAATGTTTGGGTCTTATCGCGGATTTACAAAAGCGCCCACAGACGAAGGATTCAAACTGGAAAATGAACGAATGATTCGAGACGTGCGTTATTTCGATTTATTGCGTTCAGATAAAACGATTTCTGGAGCCGGTTTGGAAGCCCGCGTTCCCTTTGCAGATAAAGCGCTCATGAAATACGTTATGGAAATTCCGCCGAGTTACAAGCGGTTTACCGATGAGAGAATTGAAAAATACTTGTTGAGAAAAGCGTTTGCCGGATGCGGATATTTGCCGGATGACCTGCTTTGGAGACGAAAGGAAGCATTTAGCGACGGGGTGTCGGGGAGCACTGGAAGAACATGGGTTCAGATGATAAAAGAATACGTTGACACAAAAGTGTCGGATGTGGAATATGACACATATGTGAACACCATTGTCGGTTTAAAACATTCCGCGCAAAATGAACTCAATCTGCCGTATGACAAAGAGAGCTATTATTATCGAAAAGTATTTGAGATTTTTTTTCCGGATAAGAGTGACAATGCAATTCCGTATTATTGGCGTCATCCTTTTTGTTCAAACTTGGACCCGTCTGCAAGGCTGTTGGAGTTTTATAAACATTGAACCGCGTTGAACAATTTGTGCCAACCTATAAATAAATAAATTCATTTTTATTGTTATAAAAGTTTAAATTATTTGCATTTTTATTTAATAATGTATGAATATCAGCATTATTATTTTTTTTCATTCTTAATATGATTTTGATAACACAATCCGTTAATATTCTATTATTAACATAATAATCAACTATAATGTGTTGTTCAATCCATGTAAATGTATTAAATGTATTATCATGAACATGACTACTCAAACACTTCTTATTAAAATATTCGTCACAATAAGTTAAAATTTCAAATGCCCTAACATTATTATTATTGTTAATACATTTTTGCGAAGCTCTTAATATTAAATCGACATTGTGTGTTGGGAAATTATAATTTGATACAATACCTTCATAATCACCATAATAAAAATCAAATAAATCTGGATTTTCTCTTTGAATAATTGTCATAACTGCTTCATCTAATTGGTACCAATCTTCGCTATATATTTGCTCTGTTTTTTCTTTGAACAGTTCACAGTATCTTAGTAAATTGTGTTTTGACCCGGAAAATAAGCCGCCAGCAGTATGATGATAAATGTATTGAAATATTTCTTTACTGCTATTAACGGGTTCAACGTAAGGATTTATACACATTTGTTTAATTTTATCTGGAATATTTTGAATCCAGTCAAATATGTTGCAAGTATCTTTAGCAACATGATTTATTCCAAAATCCATCCAAATAAAATGGGTGCTGTTGAACGGATTCAATTCAATTGCTTTTTCCATAAAATAAAATTTATTATTATTTAATATAATGTACATTGGAGTTTCTTGGGTTATATTACCATTTATAATGTGAAACTTTGTTTGCAGTTCTTGTAGTTTACTATAATGCTTATAGTAATATGCATTTTCAAAGGGTTCGTTGATTATAATCGCATCTTTATTATGTTGTTCAATGTATTCGATACATTCTGGACAATCAGAGAATACAATTAAACTTTTAGGTATTTTTAAAATAAATTCATTTGCTAATTTGCAATATTTTTCAATTCCTCTATTTAATGGATTATTCATATCATAATTGCCTTCTTTTTTTCTTATGTCGTAAAACATAGTAACTATTGTAACATTTGTAGGACAAATTTTATTTTCAGTTTGTATTGGATTTTTACAAGTACCCCAATCAATATGCTTTATACGTTGAATTTCATTATTATAAATATATTGAATTAATTTATTACCATTTTTGTTTTGAAACAATATTAAATTTGTTTCAATATCTCTAATATATTCAGAACCAAAATCAAATTTTAATAGTTTAATAACACCATCGATTATTCCTTCTTTATCAACAAAATAAGTTTCTTCTGGTAATTTCAAATACGAATTTACAGATTTACCAAGAACACCCGGACCAGAAAAATCAAGATTTGACAAAGGAACAATATTATTTTCAATATTATAAATAATTCTCTCGATGCATTCGAATAAAATAGGATGTTTTGGTATTGATGCAATAAAACCATTTGTTAAATTATATTTTCCAATTGTTGAACAATTATTTAAATCAACTGCAGTCATAAATTCGATATTTTCATCTAGAAAATCATCAATGCTATTTAAAGATAATGAATCCAAGTCAACAAAAACACCTCCATAAATATATAAAACACAGTAACGCCATAAATCTGCTTTGAATGCGCCAGGAACAATTTTACAATAAGAGTTGTAAACATATTCTTCAAAATTGTTTTTTATAAATTGTTTTCTCTCAGCATCATCAAATAAAAAATACGCATAGTTTGGATTATTTATTTTCCAAGATGACGTTAGTAAGTTCATTTCTGGTGTTAATTCCTTAATTTCCCATGTTTGAAATAAGTTGCGCGGTATTTTTATAAGTTTCATTTATTTAAAATTACAATTATTATAATTTTAAATCGTTATTATTATTATATTGTAAATGCATTTACAAAGTAATTATTATGTTAATGTAACAAATAAACGCAAGTAACGCTTCAAATAATGAATACAACTAATAATAAGAATAAAAATAATAATGATGAAACAGAACCGTTGTTGCCACCTCATTCAGAAGATGATAAAAAAAATACTGAAAGTAGTTTATTAAAGGTTGACGACATTGTCGATACAATAATGAAAGCATCACGCGATATATCGTTGCGTTACATAAGCAGAGACGAATTAATAAAGATTATTTCAAAACTTCACAATCATCAACAACGCGCATTTTCGTCAAATGATTTTGTTGTCTTTAAAAAATACGAAGATTATAGTGAAAATAAAGAAAATGAAGAAAATGAAGAAAATGAAGAAAGGAAATCAAAACAATGTAAATATGATTACGGCGTATTTAAACACAAGCAGATGGATTTAATTTTTAGAATTGACAGCGTAGATGACCCGGTGGATAATGAAAATAAAATAGCACAAATACTTTTAAAAAAATACAATAATAATTATAAGAATGTTCTGCAAATGGGAATTGTGTTGCCTGTTTACATTCACATTCAACATTCATCAAAATCACCTATTTTCCCCCTCTATTATAGCATTCAACCATACATAAATGGAATCACACTTGACTGCTGGGTTGAAATTAATAAATATAAAAGAAATTTTATTGAAATTGTTTATGATTTATTTATACAGCTGTGTGCAATAGTAAAAGAATTGCACGAGTTAGATTGTGTTCACGGCGACTTGAAACCGGGTAATGTGTTGGTCTCGTCAAATGTGAAAAACTCACAAAATTGTGTCTATTTGATTGATTTTGGATTGTCCGGAAAACATTTGAATACAAAGCACGCAAGCGGAGGAACGCTGCCTTACTGCGCGCCAGAAACCCAAAACACGTGCGCGTTGAATGCTCACAATAAGAATAATAAAGATAATAATGCAGTTTTCAATGCGACCAACTATAAATACAAATGGAATCTCCATAGTAAATCGCACGACATTTGGTCCATCGGATTAATTTTCATGACAATATATATTTTCAAGGAAACGTACCACTATTACAAAAACTATCCGTTTGACTTTTTTACCAATGGCGGTTATATTTCTCCAAAATATTTTTGCGAAATTGAACACGAATACATTCGCGAAGTTTTGAGTAAACACATGCTCGTTGAACCGGAGCGTCGCTGCAATATCCAAAAATTAAGTGAACTGCTTTCAAACCTGGCATTCATGTAGATTCATCGTGTCGTGTTATTCTGTCAAAGAAAGAGTAATGGTATTTTCGTGCTGGCTTTTACCGCTTTCCGCTGCATCATCAACTGTGTCAACGGCAACGGCTGTGGTAGTCTCGGCGGATGTAATGACCGCTGCTGTGTCCAAGGATGATTGTGAATCTGAAGCGGCAACCGGAATAACAGAAGTCTGTAACCGCGGGATTCCATCCTCTTCTTTATTATCCAATGTCACTCTTTTGTGATTGGGTGCATATTTTTTCAACATTCCCGAATTAGCATCCGCAATATTTTTGGAAAATCGGACCTTTTTTACAATTTCTCTCTTTGTATTCTGGCGCTGAAGCGTTTTCATGCAGAGTTTTGGAAGTATGGCAACTGTGTTCATGTATGTGCGATATTTAAACACGCAAACAGATGTTAGCGGTTCCATAAATTTAACACTGTACCACCAGTATGCAGGAATATAAATAATTTTACCTGGAGTCAATTCGATTTCAAGCGTTTTTATTTTATCAAAGTCTGCTTTATACTGGCGCTGTATTTCCCATGGATTCAAAGGCGACCTAAATTCGAAATTTTCATAATCTTCTGTCGGGTATAAGTAACGAGCCGATTTGGGAGGAATTAATTTAATTTTAATTTTTCCATGTGTTACCAAATAAAAATTTCTATAATTTACATTGTATTGAAGAGGGGTTTCTGTGTTGTGTGATGCAGATACCAAGTCATAAAAACAGTTTGACACCATGGGTGGACGTAAAAATGCATCATTATATTTAAAATTCTTGATTAATCCGGTTTCTTCTAAAAAATCATTATTTTTCTCGATTATATATTTAGAATCTTTATCACTGTTAAATAGTGATAACGCAACCTTTAATGTGATTGGAATGTGCAAATCTGTGTTTTCATCCAGCTCTTTAACATTGCGCAATTTCACATCAAAAGCACTATAATGTTCTGCAACCGTGTTAATTTTGCAACTTTCGAGCAAGGAATCATTTTGATAGTCAAATATTACAGGCTGTCTTAAGTCGCATATTTCTTCCAGTTTGTCCTTTGAAGGCTGTTCTATTTCATATACTTCTAAATCATTTGATGTTTTCAATTGGAAATAAATGTGTAAGTATAAAAAAAGAACGATGCAAAAGATAAGTATGGCAATAAATTGTTGCATTTTAATGTTATTTATTTATTTATATTTTGTAATCTATTATTAAAAAATACAAATAATATGAAGTTTTTACTCATATTTTAATATATTTATAAAGTCTAAATAAGACATTTTTCACTTAGGTTTTGTATGGAAAATAATGATAATGACAATGATAAAAAATATTACGTGTATATTTTAGAGTCTAGCGATAAAGCATCAACGTATGTTGGCGCAACCATAAATTTGGACCACCGACTGAGACAGCACAATAAAGAGTTGGTGGGCGGCGCGCACGCAACAAGCGTCAAAGTGGCACAGGGACATAATTGGCGGCGCGTGTGTCACGTGTCAGGATTTCCGGATTGGTCGGCTGCTCTTCAATTTGAATGGCGTCTTAAACAACTGTCTCGAAAACTTTTTCAAACAAAAAATGCAAAATCTGATTTAGGTTCAAATTTACATTTAAAACCAATTGACCGACGAATTCAAGCATTGCATCAACTATTGGTGTTGGAACGTCCAACTAGTAAAGCAAAAGCGTATGCAGAATGGAATGCCCCTCCTAAAATTGTGTGGGAAAATGTCTAGAATTTTTACACGTCTCATTTATTCAAATTATTTATGGGCGGTTTTATGACATTGACAAATTAATGAATTAAATTGTTACATAATATATAATAAATAAACCAACTGTAAAATTATATAAATATAAATATAATAATAATATTAAATATAAACATAAATTTAAATTTAATACTTTCAAAACTACGACCAATTTATAAATTAAATAAATGTCAACGACAACTCAAGCGACAATAAAGTGGTTACCTGCATATGCAACTTCGACTTACCCAATTATTTCATATGAGTTACAGCAGAATTCGTGTGATTACGAAATGTGTTCAAACACATGGGTTCCGTGCATTAATCCCAAATTGAATTATACTTCGGCGAATATTCCGGCAAGTGTAACATTTTACACTGCATACGGTCTTGCACCCATTACACAATATTTTTTCAGGATTCGTGCAAAAACTAGCGCAGGAGATGGTCCGTGGTCGGCAATAAAATCATCTACAGTTTGGGGGCAAACGGGACCAACTGGTCCGCATGGCGGTCCCACAGGTCCAATTGGACAAACAGGACAAACAGGACATACCGGTCCAAGTGGACCCACCGGTGCAACAGGATATACCGGCGCTGCAAGCACCGTCACAGGACCCACTGGTCCAACCGGATTCGGAAAAAATGGACAACCCGGATCCACGGGTCCAACTGGTTCGACCGGTCCAACTGGTCCGACTGGTTCGACTGGACCCACTGGACCCACTGGACCCACCGGACCCACTGGACAAGGTGGAAAAGGTGGTTCGACTGGTTCGACTGGTTCGACTGGACATACTGGACCAACTGGACACACTGGTTTTGCTGGAGTAAACGGTGTAACTGGACCCACTGGTATTACTGGACCCACTGGTATTACTGGACCATCTGGACAAAATGGTTCCATATATCAAGCAGGTGCATATATTTCTACTGGTTATGACATCACACATGTTAACACTTGTTGTCTTATATTTGATATTGTTTCGGCGATTAACCCCACTCCACCCCCTCCTTATTTATTAAGCAATACTTGTTATTCTTTTAGTCCAGGTGATACTTTAACTGTGAGCCAGGCAACATCATCTGCATTCCCCAACGACCTTTCGGCAAGTCCTAACAATTATTTTGTGGCAACAGTAACTAATTACACGTGTTCTACGTCGTGTTCGCCATCATGCATTGTAAATCAAATAACACTGGATTCAACAGGTGTGTTTCAGGGTAGTGGTACATATAATAATTTTGTTATTAACTTGTCGGGAAGTATAGGTCCAACAGGTCTAACCGGTTCAACTGGTTCAACTGGACCAACTGGTTCAACTGGTTCAACTGGTTCAACTGGTTCAACTGGACATACTGGTTTAGCCGGACTCAACGGAGTAACTGGTTCAACTGGTCCAACTGGTCAAACTGGTCACACTGGTCACACTGGTCACACTGGTCAAGCAAGCACTGTGACAGGACCTACTGGACCCACTGGGTCTACCTATGAATCAGTTGCACAGTATACAGCAAATCCAGCCGGTTGGAATGTAAGTACAATGAGTGTAGTAATTTTGTATCTTAGCACACCAAACCTTTCTTACAAAGGTGGTGAGTATGTAACCGTAGCCGGTTCCAGTCCACCATCTCCACCTGCACAACAAACCGGAGACCCTAATAATCTTTTTATTGCACAGGTAAATTACTACAATATGGCTTCTAATCAAATTTCGTTACAGCCAGTTTCATATAAAGGTAGTAATAGTTTTGAATATTTTATTCTTAATTTGTCCGGCGCGTTAGGTCCGACTGGTTCAACTGGTCCGACTGGTCCATCGATGAATTATGTGACATGGACGCCTACAATACCGAACTTTACACCCGGCGCCAGCAGTAGTATAGTCGCAAAATATGCAAAACAGGGCGAATTCATTGATGCCTACATAAATATAACGTTTGGGGCAGGAGCGGGAGTGTCAGGAGCATTCATTTTTACATTACCTGTAAATATAGCGGAGACGCTCATTCCTGGTTCTTTTCTTAATGGTTCGGCGTCTTTTAGCAACAATTTATCAGGGAATATACTAAAAGGTGTGGTGACGTGGGTGAGCACATCAACCGCAGAAGCGAAATCACTATACCTGAATGGCAATTATCAGCAAGGTGAGGCACTATCCTCGACCTTACCTTTCACTTGGGCGAGTGGGGACACAATATTTATCAATTTCTCGTATCAGACGCCGCCTTAAATGGTATATAGCAAGCAACATTTAGGGACACAATTTTATTACAAACAATATTATGTGGTTATTATTATAATGAATTATAAATTATTTTATACATGCATTATATAGGCATTTATAAAATGACATTTTATGATTTGAGTATGAATAATAAGAAGATTAAGTTATGCGGCGAACCCGCTATTAGCTCAGACGTAGCAACTAAATACTATGTCGATAATCGAACATTAGCGAACGCACTCACAGCAGGTAATAGCGCGGGTTCGTTAGCTATCAACATGAACAACAACCAGATTAATTTCTGCGGCGAACCCGCTATTAGCTCAGACGTAGCAACTAAATACTATGTCGATAATCGAACATTAGCGAACGCACTCACAGCAGGTAATAGCGCGGGTTCGTTAGCTATCAACATGAACAACAACCAGATTAATTTCTGCGGCGAACCCACTAGTAGCTCAGACGTAGCAACTAAAAACTATGTCGATACAACATACTGGATAAAAACTGGGGTTAATCTTACTTATAATGTAACTGGTTTACCAACCCCCACTGGATTTGTTGGAATAGGAACTACTAACCCAACCACGCCATTACATGTAGAAATTACAGATAGTAATGCTAATTATAATTATAATAAAGGTTATATGGCTCTCAGTCCTGGCGGCATTGCTCCTACTCAATTTGTATCAGGCGCAGGTGATACCAACACAGTAGGATGTTCTATATTTGGTAACTATGGTATAGTTGCTGGCTATTCATTTTCATGCAGTTCTGATAAACGTATAAAAACAAATATTACAGAGTTAAATAAAGAATATGATGAATGTTTTAAAATATTGAAAATGTTAAATCCCGTAAAGTATGACTATATCGATAAAACACTTCCAACAAAATATTGTGGCTTTATAGCACAAGATGTTCAAAAAGTATTACCAAATTCAGTATCAAAAATGAAAAATAATATTGAAAATTTTAGTTGTTTTGTTGAAATAAAAAATGATGTTACAGATAAAAACATATTTATTTCAAATTTTTATCATATGGATAATTGTCCAAATGAAACTATTAAATTTTATCCGAATCATGATAATAATGAGAATGAATATAAAACAGTAGATGGGGGTCCAGCTTCTGATGCTAATGGCAACCAACATTTTTTAATAAAATTAGTAAATACATCAAATAATACTACTATTAATATTTACACATCAAAAATAATAAATGATAAACAATTCATAATTGATTCTACATACGAAAAAAATAAAGACGTAAAGATTAATGAAGGTATATACTATTTAATAGGTCAACAAGTAGATGATTTTTTAGTATTAAATGATAGTGAGTTGATATCAATTTTAACAGCGTGTGTTCAAGAAACAGACAGTAAACAACAATCTGATAGAGCCAGAATTCTTGAACTAGAAACAAAAGTTGCTGAACAACAATCTATAATTAATAGTATTATTGATAGACTTAATAATTTTGGAGCATAATACTTCCACAAAATTGATATATAAATATAAATATATGTATATATCAAGAGCATAAAAACTAAAATAAAAACTCGAAAAGGGAGGGTGGCGCCACAATAATGTATCTTTTACTTGAACATAACGCCGCCTTCCGTTCCATCGCGCAAAACTTTCAAATATGACTTGAGTGTGCGTGTAGAAGGGTGACAGTTATCATATCCGAACAGTTCTGAGCGGAATTTGGAACGAGAATGATGAATGCTGTGAAAATTCGGAATGGCATTGGGCGTTGAAAGAATATGAATCACGTTGCGAGAAACGGAATACATTGTAATGCTCAAATCATGTTGCCACGCACACATGGACTTTCGCAAATAAAATGCTAGCGAGCTTTTCGACGCGAATGTCATGCGAATGTCGGGATGAAATGTTTTTGATTCGCCCCTGCGCCTGCGCGTTCCATTCAAAACGTAAGAGTTGGTGGTCGCATCATAAAAAATGTATACTCGCCAATCGGTATTTGTGTATTGAGACCATGGAGCAGGTGGAACAAACTCCTCAATAAATAAAATTGGCATTGTGGACATTGGCGGTTCAACTCCATAAGGACACAGGTATTTATTTTTATTTTTGTTACTCTTTACAACACCAAACCAAGCGTCGCTTGCTTGCTTCACTTGGGTCTCCACCTCTTTTAATTCCGCCAGTGCTTTTTCTTCCGCCAGCGCCTTTTGCGATTGTGCCTGTACCGATTTCGCTAGCGCATAATTCTTCAAATAGGATTCCTCCTCTGCATAAAATCGAGAATCGTAAGATTGTTGCTTCGGTTGTGCGGGCTGTGCGCCGGTGTCGTCGGTATCAGCAACGGCAACGACTTCTTGCTTCTCAACAAGATCGAGAGTATCTTCTTGTTGAACATCATTTGAAATGACGACTTCTTCATCATTACCATTATTAGTTGGATTGAAAAACTTGTTGAAAAACATAGAATAATTATAATTAATATATAATATATTTATATATAATAATTACACCTCTCTCTAAATATTTATTATTACTATTATATTATTGTTTATAAATTTATGAATTGAACAATAAATTTATAAAATAAAAATTGATTAAATAATATTAAATAATATACTTAGAAGCATTGGTTTGTAATTAAGTAATCAAACTTTACTTTTGTTTATTCCTGAAAATCGAACGACAGTTAAAACAAATGACAACAACGGTTTCAAAATCATCAACATCTAAGCATATGAGCGACATTGATAATGATTGGAATGATTTTTTAATGGTTCGAGGTTGCAACAATTGGGAATCGTTGGTAGAAGATGAAGCCAATAAGTGTGGTAAGAAAAAAAAAAATAATGGAAGCAATTGTAGAAATAATGATAAAAATAATGAAATACACAAAAAATATAATAATGCGAATAATGCAAAAAATGCGAATAATGCAAATAATGAGAATGGAGGAAATAGAAGTGGAGATTCAGAATCAGATGAGGTGCAAGAGTTGTTTGAAGGACATAAGCAACAGAAACTTTTGCATTCTGATGATGATGCAAATGATTCAAATAAACAAATTCCGGTGTGTTCTCCAATATACATTTCAACCAAAACAAAAATATCATATTTGAATACTGAAATCGATATAAAAAAGGTGTTTTGGGATATTCCGGTAATGCCATATTCAATCCAGACAAAAGGAATTGTTAAAAAACAGATTAAATTTTCATCCATAACAAAAGAGGAACTTGCTGAAATTGAGGGACACGTTCAAACCGAGGTTGAAAAAAAAACGGGGTTTGTTGAAACACAAATTATTGAACACATTGATAATCCTGACGGTAGAATAAAATTCAAAGACCAACGTAAAATAAATGTCGGTCTTTGTAAAAAGGATATATTGAATTGCAGGTGCAAGAAGAAGCGCGCATTTTTCAACTGTTTTGTTCTTATAGTAAGAGTCGAAGATGAAATGTCGCCACCGGGTGCACGCACATTTAAAGAAATGCACATCAAAGTTTTCAATACAGGAAAATTGGAGGTTCCGGGAATACAAAATGATGCATCGCTTCAAAATGTAATTGACATTCTAATAAGTATATTAAAAAATATAATTGGAGAACACGTTGATTATCAAAGAAATAAATGTGAAACCGTTTTGATTAATTCCAACTTCAATTGCGGTTACTACATTGACCGAGATAAATTATATGACATACTTAAATATAAATATAGAATCAATAGCAACTATGACTCTTGCTCTTATCCAGGAATTCAGTGTAAATTCTTCTATTGCATCGGAGAAACAGAAACGACAGAAGCAGTCACTCCAACCATTCAAACAGGACAACAACCGACTCCAACTATAATCACAACCAAATCAGAACACGTTGACTCAAAAAAATACATTGAAATATCATTCATGGTATTTCGAACCGGAAGCGTTCTCATTGTTGGGAAATGTGAAGACTATGTTTTGCACGATATTTATGCATTTATTAAAGAGTTATTGCGTGTTGAATATTCAAATGTGGGTTCTCACATTATTAATCATGAAGATGCCGTTAAAAAACACGTTCCAAAATTGAGAACACGAATAATTATAAATGATATTTAAAATATATAAAATACTCGGAACACAAGTAAGAATTTTTTATTCATTTTGTGTAGAAAAAATCCAATTTATAAATTTCAACGCATTGCACGTTTTTATTTTTTCTTCAAAATCATGTGAAAAATATTTTGTTATAAATAATGAATTAAGTGCTTCAAGTATATTCATATCAACGTGTCCAACCTTTCTAATTTTTTTTATAAAAAATTCGATTACTTTAGTGTAGTCTTTATAATAGTTGCAATTGCCAACATTTGCTGAATTTTCCGCGTTTTCCACATTTTCCATATTTGCATTGATGATGCCACCAGTGTGCATGTTTTTTTTTGAAATGATAATGTCACAAAATTGTTTTATAAAAGTTAATTTCTTATACAATAGTTCACGATTATCTATATCAAAACTCATTGCATGTTGTTTGTCCTGCTCTTGCTGCTTCTGCTGCTCTTGACATTCTAGTAAAGATAAAGAACACGAATAATATAATTTATATAATTTATCATTTATATGTCCGACAACGGTGTGAATTCTATTTATAATACTGCCATTTTTTAGTTGCAGTTGTTCACATGTTAATTGTGTTAATTCGCTTTCAATTAATTTGTTATACGTGTCTATAAATATTGAAATAATTTTATTTTTTTTCTCTTCAGCTTTTGTTTCATAATAATTTTTTTTGTACTCTTGGTTGATGTCAAATATTGTTTTTTTATATACAAAAAATGCTGCATCTTTTGAATTTAGTTGCAAGTATGTTACTGCATCATCTCCAATTTGTCCAATAAACTCAATGTAGTAAGAATACGATTTTTGACAATGATAATACGTTAAATCCAAATTGCGCGTGAATAGTAATAACATTTTGAAAACATGCGAAATTGTAAATAATCCCTTTATCAAAATGTATTTTAAATATTCCAAATTTTTATTTTTGATTGTTTCGATTCCAAATAGTAAATATTGGTTAATTACATTTACATATTTCATATATGTGTCCATTTCATTGTGATTTTCAGAAATTATTGAATTATTATTAATGTTTGTGTAAACATCTTTTTTATAATTTTCAACATTTTGTAATGAATTATCTTTCATATTTGCTAAATTTTTAAATAAATAAATAAATAAATTATATAATTTATATAAATTTTATAATTTATATAATTACATCAAAATAAATTGAAATGGCATTCGAAAACTATTTTATCCGAGAGCATTATTAATGCCGGGCTGAGTATACATTCTACCCACACCACCAGAACTCGACTGATTCTTCTGGAAGATGCTATTCTGTTTCATATAAAGCAAACCGGAAGTAAAACCGTAGGGCACGCAGCCGCAATAACCGGCGCGTTGCTGAATTGCAATGCTTGCAAACTGACCTCTACCGACAAGTGGAGTTAAACCGCCCATTTTCAAACCATAACTTTTAGCATTGTTGTTCGTTATGCTTTGTTGATACCTTGCGGCTTTTCCTGCATTCATTAAAACCATTTTATTTGTTTTATACATTGTCTAAATATTTTATTTTATATTTCGATTTATTAATTAAATTTATTATTTATTGATTTATGGATTAGATTATTAAATACTTTTTACCTGTTATAATATTTACTAAAACAACTTAAATTTATGTCACTATTTACATTTAACTGTCTGGAAAAAATGAGCTCTAAACATGATGAAGATATAATGTACAGTGAAAATGGCGGATTGGTATTCAATCCTTATAATGAAAACAATGTGGAGATTACATTGAGCGACGTTCAATTTATTCTCCAAAAGTACGGTGTTCCAACTACCACCGTGTTCAACATGGAACTTTATAAGCGAGCATTCATCCACAAGTCTTACACAAAACGTCCGGCTGCTGAAAATGCTAGAGACAACATTACAATCGCCGAAAAACCGGACAACTGTTTGTCTCTAAAGACAAAATCAAATGAACGTCTAGAATTTTTGGGAGATGGAGTTTTAGAATGTATAACAAAATACGTTTTGTATCGTCGTTTTCCTAAAGAGAATGAGGGATTCATGACGGAAAAAAAAATAGCAATTGTAAAGAATGAATCCATTGGAAGAATCGCATATGAAATGGGGCTTCATAAATGGTTGGTTATTTCAAAGCATGCGGAAGAAAAACACACGCGAACAAATTTAAAAAAGTTGGGTTGTTTATTTGAAGCATTTATAGGTGCGCTATTTTTAGACTTTAATAAGATTTGCGTGAAGGATGATGAAGAGTGGTTCAAGAATATTTTTATTACTGGACCCGGTTTTCAAATGGCGCAGCTTTTTATTGAGAGTGTATTCAATACTCACATTGATTGGGTGAGTTTGATAAAGAATGACGACAATTATAAGAATATTCTTCAAGTAAAAATTCAGAAGGAATTCAAGACGACGCCGGATTATTTTGAGATTTCTCATACTTTAGAAACGGGATACACAATGGGTGTGTATTTGTGTCTCGGACAACAGTTTTATGAAGCCGATTACAAAAATGCGTACTTGTATTCTGAGTTACAGTCTTTTTTGAAAATAAGGTCAATTGTTGAAACCGAGTCGAAAGTTGTGGTGTTTTTTGCGCAGGGAACACACAAGATTAAGAAAAAGGCGGAACAAATTGCATGCGAGTTGGCTCTAAATGAACTTTTGAAATATAATTAAATTTTCACTTTAGTTATTTGGTAAAAATATAAATGATGTGGTGGTACTGGTAAATAATAAAAATATATACGTTATTATATAAAATAAACGTAAAATGAATCCTGAAGAAGATGCAAAACAATTTGATAGAGTAAATTGGAATATAAAACATAAAATGCGTGAAAATGGGTTACAAATAGATCCACCACCACCTCTAAGTTTAGGCACACCAGCAATTGATTATGATGTAATAAAAATTCGTCAAGCTAAAGATAGAAATCTAACTTATTCTCCGAAAGAAATTTATTACGATATATTGAAGGAATCTGTGCCTCTTTATAAATTTAAAGACGTTTACAGTGTCGATGATTTATCTGGTGAATTCTCTGTTTATCAACTTGAAAAACAGAAAAAAAAATATTTGAGTAATGGTGTTCCTGAGTATGAAACTGAATTTATAGATGAATTAATAAAAGCCGCGAATGATAAACGTGAAGCATTTTTAAAATGCGAAGCTGACCGCACCACTCATGCCATGAGTGAATGGCATAAAAAACAAAAAGAATCTTCGTGTGTAATATCGGGAGGAAGAGTCAAAAATGTTCTTCGTAAAAAAAATAAATCAAAACGAGTTAATAAACGAATTAAAAAAAATAAAAGGTATTCAAGGAAATGTTCAAGGAAATTATTGAAAAAATAAAAAGCAAATTAAAAATAAATAAATAATGAATAAGCAGAAATTGATTTAGCAAAATGTATAACTAATAATATATATAGTATTTAATATTAATTTAATATTATTAGTTATTAATATTTATTAGTTATAGTTAGTAATGGAACCAGAATCATTCAATATTGACGATTATATAAAAGATGGAAAATTAAACTTGACGGAAAAAACATACCGAAAATACGACAAGGAATTCATTGCGACAAAAATTATTGATAAAATACAGAGTGGCGAGCTGAAATTCCCACATCCGCCTGAATATTGCACTCCGAAATTTAAAGAGGATGCTTTTCAAATACTTAAAAAATATGAACCGGAAGTAGTCAATTCGCGACATTCGAATTATCAACAAAAACTTACGCGTGAAGTATGGCAAAAAATGAATTTGACTGCTGACGGTTACAAATCAGGGTATATGTATATCAACACGCAACCTGGTGACTATGAAGCGGATAAACTAATCGATTGTTTTACGGGGCTGCAACGAATGAAATGCAAGCGTGAAGGCAAAGAGCTCTCTCCATTTGCCGCGTGGAACAACAAGGACTACATGAAGCTGGTCATTGAGAAGTATGCCGAAGAAAAAGAAGATTTGACAAGTTTCAATTTGAGAGAATCATTTTATAAATTAAGCAGTAAACTCCCTGAAAAATATAAAAATATGGAATGTAATTTTTTCAAAGCAACCCTTGCAGCATCCGTGTATGATTATTTTTTAGAAGGTAGTACAAAAACGCGTGTGTTGGACATTAGCGCCGGTTGGGGCGACCGCTTACTTGCAGCGTTAGCAAAAAACCTGGATTCTTATTTGGCGTTTGACCCGAATGCGTCGCTGCAACCGGGATACAGAGCCATGATTGACGAGTTCATGGAGTCAAAGAAAGACCATTACAAAGTGATTGATGCGCCGTTTGAAAGCGCGGAGGCAATTTTAGAAGGACGCGAATTTGATTTGATTTTTACCAGTCCGCCTTATTTTGATTTGGAAGTATTTACCACAGAAGGCGAGCAATCCATTATTACCCATTCAACATTTGACAAGTGGATGGTGCATTTTTTATTTAAATCTCTCTATATTGCCTGGAAATCATTGGCACCTGATGGAAACATGGTAATACACATTGACGACTTCAGCAAAGGTCTTGAAAAACATCGAATTATTGAACCGATGGTGCTATTTGTTTGTGGCTGGTGCTCAAGTGCGCGTTTTGACGGAGTGGTCGGTGCGAGCGGGTATAATAAGAAAAAGGATTATAAATCGCCAATGTGGGTTTTTAAAAAAAAGTCGTCAGGACAAAATGATATTCGTTTTTGTAAAGAAATGATGAGAGAGAAATACCCGGCACTAAATGATTTAATTGCAAAAAATAAAGATTCGTTTGTTGCATCTGTTTCGGCAGCATCATCATCAGCAGCCGCAGACGAGCTTAACGTCGTTCCCAATTTTGATGCAAAGGGTAAACTGTGCGTTATTCAAAATAACAAGTACAATATCAAAACGAAAAAAGGGTTGACTCCATTTTATATAAATTTGGAACATGTTTTGAAACGTGCAGGATTTACTGTAAAGTTGCTTGAAGATGATTACATTTCAAATATTAAAAAAATTCAGGGAGATGAAGCAGAAATGGATGGAGGAGGTAAAAAAGACAAAGAACAACGCGCACTTTTAATAAAAAAACGACTGGAAAGAGCGCGTTCAAAAGTTGCACAGCCGGTTGAACGAGACTTATCGGGAGAGGGCGAACGCGAAAAAGGCGAGAGCGAAAGTGAGGGTGAAGAAGGTGAAGGCGAGTTGCCTCGAATCTCATTTGCAGAAGCGGTTAAACAACAAAAAGAGAGGGAAGAAAAGCAAAAACAAGAAGAAATTAAAGAACTTGAAGAAATTGAAAAACAACTTGAAAGTTCTGGGAAAGAAGAATTGGAAAATTTAAGCCCGGACACCGACGCTTCTGACATTCTTGTCGTTGCCGATATTAACACTCCTGACATTCATGAATCTGAATCTTTTCCAATTGAGAGTTTTGAAAAAAAAGGTGAAAAACAAAGTGGAAACAAGGTAGACCTTTTATTGAATTTTGAAGATTTGTTTATTGACAAGTCCGTTCCGCGTTTTTTTTCAGGAATGAATATTTCAAATGCATACGCATTCTACAAAAAAATGCAATCAGAGGGAACGGTAATATATCCTCCGCCGGATTTCAGCTATTATACAAATTCAAAAACTTATTCTGTTGACTTGCACGATGCACCCGAAAATGAGGAATTTGTTTTACCTCATAGTAAAACATTTTTATTTTCATATTCTGGTAACCCTAGCATTAACCAAACACGAAAAGAAATGCTTGCATATTTCAAAGATGTGCAAGAAAAAACGGATTACGTCATTGTTAAGAATGGGTTTTCAGCAGATATGACGGATGTTTATTTGGTCATCACGCAAAAAGCGGCGAGCGAAAAAGAGTTGCCAAAGGAAATTGAAAAGGCATTTCCTCAAGATAAACGCTTTGTTATGAATGAAAATGTTTCCGACTTGATGGAAATTTACAGTGATTTTATTCGCGAAAATAACGTCGACCTTGTTGTTATTGCTGAACCATACAATAAAATTGTTTCAAATAGAAAAAATGAATATCGAATGTGGTACTTGGGTGGAAAATTTGTAGACTATTTCTGTTTTGGAATAGAGAGAGACGATAAAAATAAAATTAAAATGATTGATAATGTTGTATATAATTCTAAGAATGAAATCCATTTTCAATTAAAAAAACTCACAGATAAATTGTATCAGGTGGTTTTAAAAAATATTAGAAGCCTATTGAAAGACGATGATTTTGTTCCAGTTGCGATGCGGTTTGACATGTCATATGCAACAGATGCAATGTTTATTGACAAACATGCAGTGGAAATAATAAATCAAAAAGGACAAAAAGGAAAGGTCCGATTTTATTGCAATGAAGTTGAAAATATGGATGGCACTTTTTATACAAATATTCCAGTTATAAGCGACGACGGTAAAAGAACATCTCTCGGGGAAAAATTTGAGAAAGATTTAATAAAACTTCTTACATCTACAGCATTTTTAAAAATGTCATCATCGAAGCAACTTCAAACTTCAGCTCAATTTAAAAAAATAATCGACATTATTCGAAAATACACAATGAAATCTCGTCCGTCAGTATGCAACGGAATAACATTGAAGGATGTAAAAATACAATTTGGCGAACAAAAGAAACCAATCTCACCCATTCCCTCTATTCCAGAACAAGAGGAAGAGGAAGCACAGAAATTAGTTGTAAAAGGGTCAGAAGAACTTGAACCGGAACCGGTTGTTATTGTAACGCCAGTAGTTGAAGAAAAAGAATTAGAAAAAAAAGTAGAAAAAGATAAAGATAAAGAAAAACCCGCCAAAAAAATAAGAGTCAAAATATTAAAACCAAAACTGGCATCAGATGAAGTAAAAGGCAAAGAAGTGTCTGGTAGTGATAAAGTTGACCCAGATACAATCATTGATGCGGTTCCGCTGAGAGAAAGAATGCGCCCTCCGTCAGACAAAATTATAGCATCTCCTTATTTTATGAACAATCGTAAAATTTTTGTTGACTTTATTAACAAGTTTTTTGAGACTAGGTATAAAGATGTGCTTGGAAAAGAAGGACAAATTACATGTAAACAAATAAGTAATGCAAAAACAGATAGTGCCGCAATGTCGCTTTTTCCGCACCAACAAATTGTAAAAGATTATTTAAATTTGTACACTCCGTATCGCGGTTTGCTGTTGTTTCACGGACTTGGAAGCGGAAAAACTTGCTCGTCGATTGCAATTGCAGAAGGAATAAAAACGGAAAAACAAATCATTATTATGACTCCGGCATCTCTCCAGGCAAATTATAGAAACGATCTTAAAAAATGCGGTGACGAATTTTACAAGAGAAATCAACACTGGGATTTTATTTCAATTAAGGATTCAAATGTAAAAGATAAAGAAGAAAAAATTTTACAGTTATCAAAAATATTAAATATTGATGTTTCCATGATCAAAGAAAATGGCGGTGCTTGGATGATTGACGTGAGTAATCCGAAAAATAACTATCCTGATTTGACAACCGAAGAACAACAGCAACTGGAAGCACAACTAGACAAAATGATTGAATCAAAATATAAATTTATAAATTATAATGGTCTCAATAAAAATAAAATTGCAGAACTCACAAGCAATGGGAAAGTAAACCCGTTTGACAATGCCGTGGTAATTATTGATGAAGCGCATAGAATTGTCAACTCAATAAGCAATCAACTGAAAAACATAAAGCCCACTAAAACAGATGAAAAAAAAGCAAAAGCGCTTATTTCAATACAATTGTATAAGTATTTGCAAAATGCGGATAATTCAAAAATTATATTACTTACAGGAACACCGATTATTAATTATCCAAACGAGTTGGCAGTTTTATTCAATATATTGCGCGGTTACATTAAAACGTGGTCATTTAAATTGACAGTTGATAAAGAACAGAAATTTGACGAGTCATCGATTATTGAAATGTTGAAAAAATATAATGTGGCAAATTATGATTATGTGAAATACACACCATCTTCTCAAACTGTTACTATAACGCGAAATCCATTTGGGTTCACACCTGTGTTGAAAGGCAAAGGCAGCAGCAAGGGCGATGAATATGCCGGAGTCATCAAAAATGTCGCTGGAGACGAATCCAACGAACAATTTCTTCGAAAAATAAATCAAATGTTTGCATCTGAACATATAAGAACAGAAGACCCTGTCATTACAAATTTTACCGCACTTCCGGACAAATTCGAAGATTTCAAGAATAAGTTTTTGAAAGTAAATCCAGACACATTTGAAATTGTTGGTGTAAAAGAATTGCCTATTTTCCAGCGTCGCATTCTCGGGCTAGCATCATATTTTAAAAGTGCTCAAGAACAGCTCATGCCGCGACTGCTGGCTATCAAACTTGAAACAGTTCCAATGAGCAATATGCAGTACAGTGAATATGTTGATGTTAGAACTGATGAAATAACAAAAACAAAACGGTCTCAAAAAAATAAAAACATGTATGAAGTTTCTTCCAATTCTTATCGTATCTTCTCTCGATTGTGTTGTAATTTTGTTTTTCCTCCTGCGGATGAAACCACCGGAAGACCTGCAAGACCGAAAAAGGAAAAATTAAATGAACAAAATGTGGATGCTTTTTTACTCACAGATGAAGGTGCCGCCGGCGTTCGCAGAGAAGCGCAAACATTTGTTGAAGGTGTCGAGGAAGAAGCAGCAGAAGTTGAGTCGGCGGTTGATGGCTCTTATAACGATAAAATACGTCAGCTGTTTCAATACTATGAAAACCACGGAGACGACTTGAAACCCCGTGACGAAGGAGGTCGTTTAAACGAATACAGTCCAAAGTTTTTGAAAATGCTTCAAAATATTACAAATCCGGAAAATAAGGGACTGAATCTTATTTATAGCCAATTTCGTTCTCTCGAGGGAATTGGAATGATGTCGCTCGTTTTGAATGCAAACGGGTTTGCGCAATTTAAAATCAAAAAAGATAAAGATGGTGAAGGATGGTTTGTAAATATTGCGCCAGAAGACCAGGAAAAACCCATGTATGCGCTTTATACAGGAACGGAAGACGCAGATGAAAAGGAAATTATTAGAAACATATTCAACAGCGACTTTGCATCTACACCGCAAAACATAAAAGGTTATCTGGAGAGAAGGAAAAAATCATCAGGAAATTTAGAGAATAAATATGGAGAAATAATTAAAGTTTTTATGATTACGGCATCAGGGTCAGAGGGAATTAATTTGCGAAATGTGCGATTTGTTCACGTAACTGAACCGTATTGGAATGCGGTGCGAGTGGAGCAAGTTGTTGGGCGAGCGCGCCGCATTTGCAGTCACGAAGATTTGCCCGAAGATGAAAAAACAGTGCAAGTGTTTGAATATTTAACTGTATTTTCTCCAGCCCAAAAAGAAACATTAAATAAAGAACTCAAGTCAACCGACAGCAGCAAGACAACTGACCAGTCACTGTTTGATATTTCTAAGAAAAAAGAACAAATCAATCGAGAGTTATTGGATGCAGTCAAAAATACATCCATTGATTGCAAAATACACAAGGGAACCAAGTGTTTTGAATTTTTGGGAACGCCGGATTCAACTTCATTTTCATATGTTCCAAATATTGAGCTGGATGAAACTGAAAAAGAACTCGTCGCAAACGTTGCGGTGGAAGAAGAAGAGTTCAAGCTGCTTCCTGCAGCATACAAGGGTGAAAAGGGAGAAAGGTTGATTCGTTCGCTTAAAACAAACAAGGTTTATTATAAGGATGACACATTTGAAACTCTTTCTTCAAGCGGAAAACCATTTGACGTGAAAGAACTTAACCAATATGGTCGAATTGAACAAGTTGGAGAGAAATTAAAATTGTTTAAAAATTAGTAAAGTTCATTTTTATTAAATATTATTTTGCAGTTT